ATTTATAAGCTGAACCTCCATGTAGTATCCACGAATACCGTAAGACTCAGCTACGTTATTCTTAACTATAAATATCATATCTCCAACCGCAGGTGGTGGTGGTGAAGTAGATGGGTCAGGTATGTAGTCCATTGCGTCTCCTGAAAAAGAAGATATATAACCTAAGTAAGTCATTGTATTACTTAAGGTATTAAACTTATATACTCTATCTCCAACACTTACATTTGAAGGTATATTGAATGGGAAGAATATTGTAGGGCCAGCAGGGTTTACAAAGTTTGTTCTTCCAATACCTTGCGTAGATATTGAGTTAGGATCTATTATTGATGCAGAGTTGTTACGTATGTATGCAAACCATCCTCCTTCTTTTTGATCGAAGTAGCTCTCAAGAACAGATGCGTACCCAAGGTCTGTAGTTATGTTAGCCTCCCAAGTATCTGTAGATTCAAGAGCTATAGTCTTGAACATCTTATTTATTGTAGGGTCTTGGTTAAATATGGTTGTTATTGTAGAGTTGTAGTGATAGTAGTAATTTCCTGGAAGATCGAAGTTACGATAAAAATCATTCCTATACAAAGCAGCTGATGAGTCATGCTCATAAAGATTACCATTCTTCCACGTATAAAAAGTGCTGTTTAATCCCAACATCCAGTCTGGGTAAAAGCTCCAGAATGAAGTCCATCCCTTAGATCGTGGTGAATATGTTACTGTAATCTCTCCTGCCATACAGCAAAGATAGCAAATTTAGACCAAACAGCTACTTACAGACTTCATAAAGTTGTAGTAGTTGTAAGAACACCTGCTGTCACTTATCTCTAAGTCAACGTTAAAAGGGTAGCTATCTATGTAGTCAGCTTTAAAGAACATACCCTGATTTGCGTCTGGCACTCCTGCGTTGTGGAAGAACGATAGTTCGTACCACCTCTCTATTGAACATGTAGCCCAGCAGAAGTCAAACTCTTTAGGCACAACAACCTGATGACCTAGCTTCCATCCTACCCACAGCTCTGCCCACATGGACGCAGTCCACACCTGAATGCCGTATGGATCACCTTCTTGTTTTAGATGACTTACTGAGTTAAGGTACTTATATAGTTCGTTAGATGTCTTGTATACTTGTCGCCAGTAGTCTCCATCTATATTCTTCATAAGTTTCTGAGCACCACCACTGTTAGCTTGGTTTGTTTCAACTATCGCTCTATCTATACCTACAACAGCACACATGCCTTCAAGTATCTCGTTACTCTTACTCTTAATGTAGTCAGCACCTATATAGCTCACAGTGTCACTGAAGTACCACTTGTCGTCTTGTAAGAATGGTGTGAAGTCGAAGTACTTAGTAAATAAGAAGTCGCAGTCATGGAAGAATATAGCGTCATCCTTTAAGTACGGATGCTCGTCAAAGTGCTTCGCTAGTATATACGCCTGAACGGATGGAGGATAGAAATCCTCCTCCCTATCGTCCTCGTAGAAGAAGAACCTTACGTATGGGAACTTAGCCTGTACCTTTCGCCATGACTCAGGTATATCACCATAGTATCCTGCAACCACATCGATGTAGTTGCCGTTGTACCCCAACTCTAAGAAGTTGTGAAGGTATACCTCAACCTGCCACGCATAGTAATCGTTAGCAGGTTGAGCTGATAATAGTCTTAGCATATAATTGAATTTCCAGTCCAATCGTTTCCATCCCACTCGTAGGCTACTGACCCAGTAGTCAGCATATACCAAGCTGCTGGAACAAGTACGTATATAGAACCAGTCCACTCGTACAACTTGTTACCTATCGTACCTAACGGCCCGTCTGCATAACGCTGTACAATAATACCACTACATACATTCTCTTCTGTATCTTTCCTTACAAATACAGCAGTAAGTGGAGGAAGTGATGTTGTTGTAGTGGTTGATGTCGATGTTGTTGACGTACTTGTAGTCGTAGTAGTTGACGTAGTTGTTGTAGTTGTAGTTACTCCTGTACAGTCCTCGCACTTCTCATACGTGAATAGTATATTAGCTATTGATGTTGTTGGTGCTATATTTAATTTTAATTCATAGCATAGCCCATTATCACATTTAACTACTGTGTAGTTAGCTAGAATACTGAAAGACTGCTGAGATATTACTACCTGTGGCCCAGACAAGTCAGAACATAGCGCAGCTAAGTAATAATACGTAGGTATAGTAGTAGTTGTTGTCGTTGTAGTCACTCCTGCACATGCTATAACATTCAATACCTGTCCTGTTGACGCAATCTGTATAGAATAATCTGCACCATCGTAGAAATAGTACCAGCTTGATCCACCATTAAAAGGTGAAGCTCCTAACGAGTCAGAGTAAACAAAGTTTCCTGCAACTGGGTATGCACCTCCTCCGTTATGGTACAATGTTAAGTTTACTGGACTTGCGTTAGAGCAAGCATTAAAGCTGCTTGTATACGCAGTGTTTAGTATCATAAACGATGTGAACACAGGAGCAGTTGTTGTTGTCGTTGTAGTCGTTGTAGTTGTAATTCCTAGACAAGATGTACAGTCTACGAATGGTCCTTCTGTATGATCTATTACAATATAAGGATACGAAGCTGTAGTTGTGTTAATTAATTCCCAGCAGTTACCATCCATAGTCTTAACGATATCTCCAACTATAAACCCACTAGTTGTTGTATCAACTAATATACCTGTAACTGATCCATCAGGACAAAGAGTAGCTTCGAACCAATCTCCAGTAGGAAGAGTAGTAGTTGTAGTCGTTGTAGTAGTAGATGTAGTTGTAGTAGTAACAGTAGGACATTCGTTCTTGTCGCACACGTTACCAGTCTCACATACCTTAATAGAGTATGTTGAGTGGTCTATCTTGTACCATACACCTCCACCCATGAACTTCTCTTGGGCCTTGTAGTCGATGTAAATTGTGTCGTTTACTGTAGGTATCCTTCCGTTACCGTTATGGTACAATAACGTATACACTGGGTCTACAGCGCAAGCTGCGTCACCAGTGTCACCTATGTTCTCAACGTCAATAGCGAAAGGTGTTAGTCTTATGCCTGTGTCTACATTGATGGATAAAGGCTTCTTAAAACTACCTCCTACACAATTATTTGCATATAAAGTTATATCATACTTACATGCCTCACTAGGTACTCCTGATAGTATACCTGAACTTACATTAAATGAAAGACCTTCAGGAAGTGAGTAAGATTGACATGCGTCAAGCTCTGTAAATGTACCATCACCACCTACTAAAGACATAGTTCCACCTTCTCCACAAACTGTAGTGTTTCCATTTATGTTTAACGTCACATTCACAGTGTTTCCATCACAGTCTGTATACTGGAATAATGAACCTCTAGTGCCTCCAGTTAATTCAAAAGTTACACAGTTAGAAATAATAAGCCATGACGTAGGATTATTTGTTGCTGCAAATGATATGTTTACTGCGTTACCCTGAGTTATGTATATATCGTCTTGGAAGATAAAAGGAACAGCGTACTCTAAGCAGTCACATCCACCAGATGAAGTGACAACTCCTTCAGTACTAACACCTACATAAACACCACCTGATGGAGGTGGTACAACAAGAGAAGTAGTGCTCATTAAGTGAAGTGCATTACCACCATTATAAACAGTTGATCCTATCGAATCAGTATATATTGTATTATTGTTATCTGGAAGAGCATTAATACCATCGTGCCAGTACTGAGTAGCAGGCACTTGAGTACATACGTTAGCTACTGTCCCATCTGTAGGATCTAAGTAAAAAGACGTAAGTGCAGGATCTATCTTAGTAAGTGTCCACGAAGAAGACACCAAAGGAGAGTAAGCGTAAACGTAACCTTTATTTATAACCGAAGAGAACTTACTGAAGTCCATGCTTCCTGCTCCATTATCAACTAGCCCATCGTATGGAAAAACAAGCTTAATATCCTCTGGGTCCACACCTGCTGCTATAAGTGCGTTGTAGTTTGCAGATGAGTTAAGACCTATGTACCCCGTGTCTGCAACTACAGCATTATTGTAAACCAATATAAATCTAGTTGGAGCACCAGTAATATTATACTGAACAGATGCACGGCCAATGTCAAGTCCAAAATCAGACTCTATATACCTAGTGGTTTGATCTCCTATATAAGATACTACGCCTCCAGTCATAGTGTCTGTATAGTCCCATATAAGGTATAAGTTTTGGAAGTTGTTTGGGTTGCTAAACACAAACGTTCCCTCATACCTGCCTCCAACTAGAGTTACAGGTATTTGTGTAGCTAACGAAATAATAATATCTCTGTCCTTATCTGTGTAGTTCTCATCAGTAACTAGGTAGTAAACCTTATTATTTAACGTTGGCTGTAGGTCTTGAATATCTGTACTAGTTCCAATAAATCCAGTCTTAACAGTTACTGTAGACCCATTATATGGCATGTAGTCTATGCCTCCAATGCCAGTGATTACATCGAAAAGAGCTACCTGATTCTGATTAAGTCCTACATTATCGAACTGAAAATTTGAACTACCTGTATAACTAAATCCTTGATCTGTTCTCATCATTTATTAAATTTACCTGGTACAGGTCTTATAGGGTTATGTATTACAACACTTATTACGCTTCCATTCTCACCAACACCCTGCGTAAGAATAAACTCAAGAGTTTTATTACCACAGTATGTAACCACAAATTTAATACTTCTATTTGAACCTGTATTATTCACAGCTATAATTCCTGTAATAGGTGTTGTTCCAAATCCAAATGTCTGATAGTTAGATACCCAGTTTGTTCCTGAACCCATGTTAACTACAGATATAGTCCAAGAAACGTCTCCAATGATTGTGAAAAGAGAGTTAGCAAAATTAGATGTATTTGAAGCTATACTGTTTGAATACCTATTAAGCCTTACGTTACAGTTTAGTATGCTTGTATCATTGTTAGCTAAAACATATGCTTGGTTATGAGGATCATAACATCCTAACTTCTGTGTGTTAGGGTAGTCACGCATAAGCTCTATAAAGTAGTCCTGCATACCAGTGTTGGATATCTCATCCATCTGATTGCCATAAAGACCCATAATGACACCTCTCCTTGCATCTGTGAAGTATATATCTGTACCCCACACTGCAAATGATTCAGGGTTTAAGCTGATACCATACTCACCAGGGAATGCTATCTGTGTACCTAATACCTCTGGTACAGATACTACTGAACCTCCACCAACTGAGTCAGATAGCAAGTTCTTTCCGTAAAGAACTGAACTTACTTTATTCTCTTGGAATACTAACAAGTCAGTATCTCTTGCATGAAGCTTCTGAATAGATCCAAACTCACTATCTAGGTATTTGAAATTTGCTTTAGATAAGTTAAACTCATTAAGTGCGTTAAAGTCAGTATTCTCACCGTACACACCACTATATGATATAGCGTTTCTACTTACCTTCTGCTGATATTCATCAATAATAGTCGTAACCCTTGGGCTGTACTGTAAAGTAGCAGCAGCGTAGTCATCACGTATCCTAAATGTTTCTAATGCATTTCCGTAGCTCCATGCGTTAAAGTCAGAGTTTACTGTACTGTTAGGATTATTTATCTTAATAATAGCACCACTATTTGCTCCTGTTTGGTCTTGTTCAATAATATCATAAGCTACTGATCCAGGACTTAATGGTCCTGCTACAAAACCTAAGTCGATAACAATGTTATACGGATTTGGAACCTCTAATATTTCATACATACCTGAGAACCAACCACCGCTAACGTATACAGTTTCACCTGCAACATAGTCATGCATCTCGTCAGTAGCTGTTGGAGCTAATGATGGGTTTACTTGACCTAAATTAGTTCTACCTGTATTTGGCCCAACTGATACATAAGTTGAGTCTTTATATTTCCAACGAACTCTATGCTTATTTTTATCTATTTTAAATGTCCTTGATAACTCATGGAATACATCTATATCTACATCTTTAGGTGTTGTTTCAGCTATGATTTGGTTACTTATTCTTCTGATAGTTAAATCACCACTAAGTACATTATATTCAGGAGGGCTTGTATCATTATGACCATAACCCATTATAACCATGAACATAGGTTTTGTCAATTGATCATTAAATTGAAAATCTTGTGTTATTTGACTAAAATATAATGGACTTATTCCACTTGATACTGAATCTGGACCATTGCCTCTTCTAAATGATATTGCCTTTGCATCTTGTTCTACTCCATTTCTATCTACAGCTTGAAAATTTTGCCATTCGCCACTTTCAATAAACCACTCTTCTATATTCTCATATGTAGCTGGACTTGGTGGAAATACTTGCTCTGTTGTATATGCTTGATCATTATACAAGTCTTGTATTATTTGTATAGAAACAATATCTCCTTCGTTTATTCTTTGTAATGAAGGATTTGTTTCACCTAGAACTAAATAACCACCAACATTATTATTCCATAGTACATTAGTTCCAGTTCCTGTATTATTTATTATTCCTTTTCCTCCAAAATAGTTTTCTATAAAAAATCCTTGACTAGATCTTACATTTATTTTCCATACATCTCCAACAGTAGGAATATAATTCCATTTTATCTGACATAAAGGAATACCTAAATTATATAGTATTTGGTTTGAAAGGGTTATATTCAATACTGTTCCTCCAGCACCTGTTAAATCTACACCATATCTAAATTGATTATTACCTAAAGCCTCTATAGTAATTCTATAATCCTTATCAACTACACCTGTTGTAGGAGGTAAATTATTATTAGTTACAGATAATGCTCCTGCTGATCCATTACCATAATGAATAGGGTTTTCTACATATTCATAACGATTAACTACTGGAAATGGATAATTTCCACCTATTGGAGCTGATCCTAAAACATTTAAGCTTGCATTATCTGTACCAATTGAAGAAAAATACGCTGTAGTTATACCAGTAAGTAAATTAAGTTCATTTGGTGAATCTACTTTTATTTTAATGTAAAGACCAGCAAATGCACCTGATATAAAGTTAGACGCTTGATCTTTTATCTCAAGTATTTTATATTTTTTATTAAAAAATGTTGGTCCAGATGGAGTTGATTTAAAAATCAAATAATCCCCAGTACTTACTTTTTCTCTATCTGATTCATTAATTAAAAAATACCTATAACTACTGCTTATACGAGCATCAATAGGAAATATATTATAGTACTGATCCCTAGACTGTTTAATTATAACTCTATAGTTTGTAGCCCATGACGGAGGATTGTTTCGTATTCTTAAAGTTAAACTATTCCCTTTGTCTGATTGAGTTGGTGGTATATATGTAGTATTACCTTGAGATGTAAGAGCAGTCGTAGATCTACCGTACTTATCTAAATAAATAAGACCTAACTCATAATCTCTATCTGATCTAAATGTCTGTGTTGGTACATTTCCTGACCCATTAATAGAAACATATCTAACCTCTAAACTTACAGGAAAATCTATATCGTAGAACTGTGTATAGTTACCGTACATAATACGGTTACCAACATAGTCCTGTGATTTAGCTAGTAAAGGAACATTATCAAAAAGTCTTGTAACTTGTCCTTCTGGAAGAAGTGTATAAGTCTTATTATTGTTAAATATAAAACTATAAAATACATTATTAGATAAAGCAAGTTCTTGTTTATCTATTGTCTCAACAATGTAGCAGTTTATATTTCTTGCGTCACGCATTATGACCTGAATCTCTTTAACAAACTGATTACCAGTAAAAACAGTTATTCCAGCTTGATTAAATCTATTCACCATAGATTTATTGTTACCAGCTCTAAAATCTAACTGATAATCTTTAGGTCTGAACGCAACTGCTGAGAAAGGTGATAACGCACTATACTGATCGTCAACGTACTTGTACCTATAAGAGAAGTATAAGAACTTCTCCTCCATGTTATTAGACTGAGTACTTGTATTATCAGATAGCGATATTTTCGGTGCGTTTAATGGCGGAGCCAGTATAACGTTGATGTCGTCATCAATACGTGGGTCATCTATAGAGTACCCAGAAGTACCAAGTGAGTTACTCTTTACACGAGCGATATTAATACGTCTAGGTGGGTTAAGATTATCAGTCCAGTAAAGGAATCCATCGATAAAGTTAACACCTGTTATAAGAAATTCCTTATTGAAGTTAAGCTTACTTTTAGTTGATGGCGTAAGCTTGTTAGACTGCAATACACGTACAGTTGTACCTATTGTCGTGTCGTACTCATATATCCCATCAAACTTATCTGAAGTAACGAACCAGTAAATAAATCCATCTCTCTCGTTAGCTACAGCACCAATTGTCTTAGCGTCAGCAGCTAAAGGATAAGGAAATCCAGCAACGTTCCAGACATTAGAAACTAAAAGGTTACCCTTCTTGTTCTTTACAGCACCGATATTACCACCGTCAGCAGTGTCTATATCAACGTTAAGTGCATCACGGTACACACCATCAGGTACAAGCCTCTCATCGAGGTCTTTGTTCATTATACCTGCTAGAAAACTATTCTTTAATTCTGGCATTTTTACTTAAGTTGTTGTGCTCTACCTCTCATTGTCATAATGAGTCTAGATGGGTGAAGGTTGCTTAGGCGAAGTTTAGCGTTCCTAAACTCAGCCTGCTTTTCATCACGAGCCATCTTACGCTCATACATAGGGATGCCATACTTAGCGTTAAGTAGACACCACTTTATATATCTGTAAACGAATTCCTCTGCAAACTTATGTACGTTAACTTCTGCGTCGTTACCGTTCGCCATACCGTCAGATATGTACTCAAGAACAATACGATGTCCTGAGACACCTGAAGAGAAGTCGATAACTCCGTTATTCACTCTGAAAGATGGGCCTGCATGTAATCTAGATGGATCAACCAGCCACTTAGCGCCTACCTCGTAACCGAAGTACCATGATCCATCAACACACCACCCATAGCATCCGTTGTACATGCCTGGACCATCGTACAACTTAGCTTCAAGTCTATCAATATCAAGCTGTGAGTCACCTATAAGTATCTCTCCGTTCTGATCGAAAAGTATATTATAGTTGTTGTCCTGAAGGTAACCCTTCGCAGTGTTAACCTGCTTGTTCTCATACAGCGGACGTAGTACGCCATTAACAAGTATAGATATACGAACGTAGTTAACGTAGTCTGAAGGAAGGATAAACTTAAGGTTGTCACCTACCTCCATCTCAATACTCTTAATAGACCTAAGAGCATCGAAGTTCAGCTGCTTAATTGCTTGCTTTGCATGAAACAATACCTCGTAACGTTTTACGTTACTAATCAGCTTATCATTTCCGACATACATCAACATAAAGTTGTTGACTATATCAGCAAGTGTAGTGTACTGGTAAGAACCCCAGTTCTGATCCTCTGGGATGTTACCGTTATTTGTGTAGTACTGATATGGTGTTATGTATGCCATCTATTAAATCTTTTGTGCGTTTTGTCCTTCCTCTGCTTTCGCTGCGCTTGTTATCTCAGTCTCACGGATAGATAGACCTGCGTACTGAAGTATCTTGATAACTAAGTCTGTCTCATAGCTAAGAGGCAACTCAAAGTCTTGGTAGTCAAGCTGAGTCGGATCAAATATTGGTGTACCAGAAATGATAGTGTTATAAGTCCACTTAGGGTCTCTTGGATACCTAACATACTGAGCTGTAACAAGACCTGTCTGAGCGATGCTGTCTGGATACACAGTGATAGTTGAGTTTAGAGTAGAAGTCAAAGTTCCTTCTTGTGTATATGCTGGATAAGAAACAGTAGGTGTTGTAAGATTAGAGCTTAGTAGGTTATATATCTTATTGTATGGAACCTTTTCAATCTCTACCGTACCATTGTAAATAACAGTGTTCAGTACATAAGCATCGTCAGGAACGTTATACTTCCCAGTAATACCATTATAAGTTAATATGTCATAATCAGAAAACGTATCAATAGCCTCCTCTATCTGTTTAGGAATATCAGTATATCCACTGTTATGCATGTGAGCGTTCTGCTTGTTAACAGAGTTGCTGTACGTGTAGAACATACCCTCGAAGATCTCAAGTTGTGCCTGCTTCGCAAACAAGTTAAACTCAAATGGGGTTATATATCCACGGTTATCCTTACTGATGATAGATAACACTGTGCTTCTTACGCTGTCAATCATAGTGCAAATATAATAAAAAAGGCACTAATAAATAGTGCCTAGTTTTGTAGAGTGGTTAACTAATGTTATGCTAAAGCAATCTGTGATACAGCAACTGGAGGAGCTACTGTATAAACAGGCTTAGTCCAAGCTGTTGACAAAGCTGCCTCAATTTGATTCTGAACAAAGTCACGGAAATCATCATTAGCAACTGATGCGTGAGTAATAGTCAAAATATCGCCAGCTGAATTTCCTGCTGCATATTGAATAGTAGTTGATGTAGCTGAAGCTTGCTCAACAATAATAACTCCTGTAATAGATACTAATTGAAAAGTACTACCAGAAATAGGGAATTTTAAAAATTTTTCCATTTTGTAAAAAATTAATGGGTTAATAAAGTACAAATATAAGTAAAAAAAGGCAGACGATTTTCGACTACCTTTTTCTTTACCTAAACAACTATGTGAATACTTTATGCTGTGCAAATATATTAATTTTCAGAGAACTCTTTCTCTAAATACTTATAAAATTCAACACCTTCATTAGATTTTAACCAAGTCATAAACACATCTTCTTTTCGTTCACCAAATGGAACTGTAAGAATCTTCTTTTTGTTGTTACTTAAGTTATAGTGGATATCCTTCCCAGCTCTGAACGTGATGTACCCTTCCTTAAATGCTCGTGACGAGAAGTCATTTACACTAATGTCTGGATCATCAACAGCATCCAAGAACTCTTCTGGATAGTTTTTAGCAAATAATAAAATGTCGTGCTTAATCTCAGATGATGCCATCTTATCTGGATCCATACCTAAATGCACACGAGAAATTGCCTTCATTACCTCTAGATCTAAACCTCTTGCAGTGATTAATGCATCAACTTCTAAGTTTAAATCTCTAACTCTATCTTCAGCAATTTTCTGTGGATCAAATTCATAGAATAACGTACCGCCATTAGCTAAATTATCAGGATGTATATCCATAAATTTCTGAAGTAATGGATTATTTTTAGGTATAGTAATTTTACCATCTTCCATTACAATTGGCTCAAGTATGGCAGTTCCATCCTGCTCATCCTCAAATATTGATCGTTGATTTCTTGAATAACGAAGTGCTCGGTTAATTCCTTTCTCCTCGTCAAAGTGAAGCAACTGTCGTCGCTTATTGCTTCTTGATTGAACAAAGAAGCTTACTGGTGTCTTTGCTTGTTTAAGGATATAAACCCTATCCTTAGAGGTTCTCTCTTGTGTTTTCATTGTACTTAATTTAAATTTAAAATAAAAAAAGAGAGGGAGTATCTCATCCCTCTCTTAAGTGTATTAGTCTTTGAACAATACGAAGTTGTTTGCTCCAAGTGTACAAAGTGCACGCTCAGACAAGAAGTTAACTTGCATTGCATCCAAGTCGCTAGTAGCAGCACCACCAGCAGAACCTGTAACCCAAGTTTTCATCTTACGGTTTTCAGCTTCGTTTGCACGGTAACGAACGTGTAAGAATGGTCGCTTCGCGTTTTTACCCATTACTTGGTCATATACTGACATAGTACCAGCAGGGATAAGAACACCGTTTACAGCACCACCAACGATACCTCCACGAAGAGCAGCATCATTTAAGTACTTCCAGTCAGACTTATAAAAGTCATAACCACGACGGAAAGAAGTGAACCCTAAGTTAAGAGCCATATCTTTATCGTTGTCAAATAGACCGTAAGAAGTACCACCAACTCCGTAAGAGTTTTGTGCAGCTAACATATCATCGATATCGAAAGAGAACTCACGGTTAACGAACAATACATTCTCAGCGATAGCACCTTGCTTGTCAAGACGAGCAACGATATCATCGAATTCACCTAATGTACCTGGATTACCTCCTGACCATACATTACCACGATCTTCGATAGCATCGAATAAACCTTGAGTACCAGAGTTAGTACCTAATGCTGATGCAGCAACACCTGAAGATGCTTCAGTTGGAACATGCTCAATCATCATCATTTCAAGGTAGTCCTCAAAACGTAGACGAGTCTCATGCTCAGCTTTAACATACCAAAGGTATCCTGTAGCTCCATTTTCAGTAGTTACTTCAACCCATCCAATTTGAGCCATATCTGATCCAGATACTTCAAACTTATCCTTGATGATAACAGGTTTAACTTCGAAGATATCATCTACTGGGTCAAGTGAACCACTCATTCCAGTTGATCCTTTTTGGAACTCAGAACCGTATACAAATGCAGTAATATCATTATTACCAGAATCTGTAATAGTACCACCAGAAGTAGTATAGTATGCAACAGTAAATGTTAAACCAGATACAGCTGTGATATAAGCCTTATCAGATTGGTTAGCAACATTAGATGATAAAAATACTGTTTGACCAACTCGGAAGTTACATTCAGTAATACCTGCATCAGCAACAGTTAATGTAGCAGTATCGTTACCAGCAACATAAGCAATTGAACATGCAGCATACTTAGTATGCAAACGTCCTTGTTCTGCCCACTTGATCAAGTCAGATGCAGAAGGAATTTCTGCACTTACGTTACGCAAGAAAGAAGCGATTGAACGGTTACCGTAACGCTCGAATTCAGCTTCGTAAGTGTCAGGTAAATACTGATTTAAGAAGTTGAATTGGTTACTTCCTAAATAGTTAGTAGGTAGGGTTGTTTTAACCGAACTCGGTTGTAAGTCAAACCCTGGGGTGTTTAATGAACCAGCCATTTTGTTTTAGTTTTAACGTTTTTTAATCTTTAATCTACCATCGTAGCCCTCCTCTACTACTCTGATCTGTAGACCCTCTTTCGGTGTTGCAGGAGCAGACTTTCGAACCATGTTAATGTTCTTAGACTCCTTCTCAAACTCCGTTACAGCATCAGATTTTCCTTTTTCATAGAAAAACTTAGCCGTCTTATCAGGGTCCATAGCCATTGCAATTGCTTTATGGAATCCTTCAGCGTCTTTGATATATCCACTGTCATCTAAAAACTTACTAATGAAGTTATTTAGGTTTGACTGTCTGGACTTAATCTCCTCAGCTTCTCCTGGCTTGTAGACAACTTTTGTGTTCTCATCTAAATTAAATCCGAAACCTTCGAACTTTGAGAACAACTCCTCTGTCTTTTGCTGGAAGAATTGAGACTTCTTCTGATTCTCCTCCATTAAAGCAGACTCGGACTGCTTATATGCTTTGTAAGACTCGTAAGCATCTTTATCCTCTTGCGGAACAAAGCTTTCTCTTGACTCAAGAGGAACCTTGTACTGTTCCTTAAGACTGTTAAAGTACTCCTTCGCCTTCTTCAGCTCTTGTTTTTTCTGTAGCTTCTTCTGTTTAATTTCTTTGTCGTCATCAAGATCCTCGTCGTACTCGTACATACTCATCTTGTAATCGATGTCTTCATCGTCATCACCGTTCTCACGGTAGAAGTCAGCTAACAGTCGGTCAGGGTTTTCGGAATCTAAATCTCTGTTGATCTTTAGAAAGTCCTCTAGTCCTCGACCTGTTTCTTTTTTATATTTACGGAAGGCAGCAACGTCCTCTTCTAACTCTTCTTGAACAACTCGCTCTTGAAATAAATCATCGATAGAGTTAACTTCCTTTCCGTATTTTGTTCTGATGTGGTTTACAACCACTTCGTCGTCAATATTATATGCAGCTGTGTTCTCTTCTTGGCTAAGATCTATCTGTGGAGTTTCCTCTACTGATGTCTCGCTAGTCTGTTCAGCTACCTCTTTTTCATGCTGCTCTACTAACTGAGTCTCTAACTCAACTAGTGACTTTTCTTCAAAGTCAACAGCTCGTACTTTAAATTCCCCTTCCATTATATTAGATTTTAATTGATTACAAAATTAGTTAATTTTTTAATATAGACTTTTAAGTCTTTTAATGATGCTTGGCATCTTAGGCTTTGGTGCTTTTGGAACCCTAACTTTAGGAACCTTTGGCGACTTCGGTTTTGGTACTTTTATACTTTTCATGATCCTTTAACCCATTTCTTACTTGGTGATGCAGTCTTGCTTGGACTCCACTTAATTTTATCGGCCCAGTACGCTGCTGACATCTTACCCTTAGCTATGTTCTTAGCGTGTCTGCTTTTAAAAGCCTCTCGCTGACCAGTAGTCTGATTAGTCTTTACACCTTGCTGGCCGAAACGTATCGTCTTAACTTGATCCCCTTCTTTAGCCACAACAATATGCGACTTAGTCGGGTGACTAGGAGTTCTTTTTGGCTTGTTGAATCCTTCAACTCCAGCTCGTGCTAATCTTGAGTCTTTCATTTCTTCTTAGCTGTTTTTTTTACTTGCTTGAAATCTTTAGACTGGGTATATAACAATCCTTGTTTTTTATCAGATCTATAATTTTTCATTGCTTCTTTTCTATCTTCTCCTTTTTTCCAAGATCCAGCTGCAAATTTTTCAGCTTTTTTTGCAGATCTAAAACCAAATACTTCATCTCTTTTTTTAGCTTCTTTATAAGAAGCCATTCTATCTTCTGATTGACCTAAATCAGTCCATGAACCATCTTTATTTGGAAATATTGTTGGATTTACAGCGTATTTACTTCTTCCTTTACCTTCTCCACCACCCCATTCCATGACATGTGTAGATTGTGTCCCATTTTGATTTTGTCTTGATGTAGACCTAATTGATTGAGCAGTTTTTTTTCTATTAGATGTAATAACACCATTGTTAGATTTTTTTGTATTTCTTTTTGGAGTCAACATAATGTCTATTTCTTCTTAGCTGTTTGTGCTGACTTCTTAAATGCACTATCTTTAGGAGCACCTTTAGCACCTGGCTTGCGCATAGTCTCACCTGAACCCTGCTCAATACGCTTTCTTTTAGCGTGAATGTTTGCATACAATCCTTTTGCCATAACTTATTTATTATCGTAAAACATTAAGTAAGAGTCTTCTGTACTCCACTTCTCAAATCCTTCACAGTTGAAGTATGTGTCATTCACCAAGTAGTCTGGCTTCTCAGGGAATGGCTTAGTAACAAATGACGGCTCAGACCACTTAACTCTGTTGTTAGGCTGTAGTGCTATCTGACCGTTGTCAAGTAATATAATATGATGTGACTTATGCTCTAGCGGATCTTCAGCTAAAGTAATGTCTGTATTTATGTCGTTAGACCCCCAGTTAATTGTAGCGTAGTAACTACCCTTATACCAGTTCCTGTCTTTCATGTACACATCAACAGGAGTGTCGTACACATAAGAAAGCTGAGTGATTGTGAATCTATAAGAGAAACAGTTCCATATCTGTAGGACGTGGAACGGTAGATCTATTTCAGGTAGTTTAGGCTCAGTCAACAACGCATGACTTGGTAACTTGTCACGCATAACTCCGTTATCTAAAAGTACCTGAAACAATGCTGCCTGCCCAGGCATACATCTAACAGATATCACAACGCCTTCAGTAAACTCTCCGAATCCTTTTTTAAATTGGTACATATACTCGTTCCTAACGAATACTTTTAAAGGAAAAAAGTTATGCTCTATATAAGCCATTACAATTTTTTACGCTTGTCCTTTACTCTTTTTGTAATAGGAATAGAAACTGATAAATTAATATCTGTCTCAGGCTTATATCCAGTCCCTGCACTCTGACTAACATCTAAAGTTACAGGACCTTTGCTTACTGATACACCATAGTTAACATCAAATCCAGACTTTCCAGCAGTACCAGATAAGTAAGGATTTATTTTTGCTTTATTCTTTCTCATAATTATCTAGGTTCAAATGATTCCATATCAAAATCTCCAAGTGAGTCCTCTGTACTCTCAAACTTAACTGGAGGAAGATTATTCTTACGCTGATTAATAAGTTCTGACTGACGTTCTGCCTGTAGATCCACACGCTTGTCCTTAGCCTTTTCTTTCTCCTTCTCACGCTTCATTAATCCATCAGTCTCAATGCCTTTAAGCTGCATGTTATACTCGAACTCAAGAGCCATAAGCTCTTTCTTCTTGTCAACCTCAAACTGCATTCTTTGCATATCTAGCTGCGCTTCGTTCTGCTTAATAGCAATCTTAGACTGAGCCTCAATCTGAGCAGTCTGCTGTTTCTGAGCTGCGGCTGCTTCTTGTGACTGCATGTTGATCTGCATCTGCATCTGCTGCTGCATATCTTCACGCTCCTGCTGTTTCTGAACCTTGCGTCTGCGCTTAACCTTAAGCATCTCGTTAGCAAGCTTCAAGTTCTTAATCATTCGGATATCTATAGCGTCCTCAAGATCAATCTGATCTCTACCTAATGACACCTGGATGTTTGCCTCAAGCTGTTGTTTTTCTTCAGCATCTGGTGCGACATCTATAAATATTCCAAAGGAGTGAAGGTATAGGTTCTTAATATCATCTAGAATAGCAAGGTTATACTTACCAATCTGCATTGCAAACTCATCCTTAAAATCAGCGTACTGTAAAATATCTCCAATACGAAGTGACAAACACTCAGCAAGTCGCTTAGTAATCATCAAGCCTCCTTGAAGGATGTGACGTGTAGCAACGTTACTGTTAAGAGCAGCTAACTTCTGAACACCTAACAATGCGTTAGGGTCAGGAGAAGATCCATCACGAGCCTCATTAAGACCTGTGACATCACGTATCATATTAAGGTTGTAATTGTAGTTATTTATAAGAGCAGCCATCTTACTCTGACCGCTGTTACTGTTAAGTTCTTGGATAGGAACTCGTGCGTTGTTAAACTCACCGTCACCAGTGTAGCTTCTACCAATAACGGATCCTGTCTGGAAGTATAACTTAAGTGCATCCTCTGGGTTGTATGCTGCGCCAGTACCAAGATCTACCTCAGCGATACCATCTGCATCAATAAATACCCCATCAGGAACTACTCGTGCCATTACCTGCTGTAGCTTCAAATGTGTAAGCTGAATCTGATCAGCAAAAGGAATCATTCGCTTAACTAACGACTGAATCTGTCCCTTGTACATACTCGGTGCAAACATTACATAGTTAGGTAACGCCTTCTCTGTAGCTGCATCAGGACGAACCATGTTCTCAAGCATGTTCCACTTGATTACAGTGTTAGTACCTAACACAAGTACCCCCTCGTACCATACCTCCTTAGTAACATCAAGGCGTTCAAACATCTCGCTCTCTGACTCTGGGTTAAACGTCTCATCTCTACGGATTACTCGTTCACCACCATTCTCAAGGTACTTCTTCTTATATACGAATCGTTTCTCTGTCTTGTAGTTAAAATACAACAACGTAACTACTTCATCGTCAAATACATCGTCTTGGAAAGTTCTAATGATTGGGTAGTAGTTGTACCACGCAGATCCTGAATTCTTAATGTCTTTAAGTTCCTCGTCTGTAACTGCTGGGTTAATCTTACGAAGTTCAGTATAGTGAACTTGCTTAACTTCTCCCACATAGTATACGTCAGAAAAATCTGGCTTCTCTGTGTAACTGTAAATAAGTGCAGCAGGATCAACGTACTCAACTGCAACTCCAGATCCAATATTGAATGAGTGCTTAACAGATCCTATACCTATCTCAGTAAGATCTCTGTCTACTTGTGGCTTAACTACGTCACCGTAGTCATTCATCTCCAACAAAGTATTGATCGCAACCTCTTCAGCTATCTCAATAGCTGGCTTATACTTAAGCTGCATGTATAAAGAAAGCTCCTCATCATTCTCAGGAAGCTCGTCCTCTGGTACGTTAAACGCATCAATACCGAACTGATCCTTAGTCTGCTTCAAGAAGTCCTTAGCCAACATATCAGCCTCAACCATCTCTTGGAACAAGTTCTTCTTCTCTGCTGACGAAATATCTTGTGACTCTACCTTTAAGGCATACTCACGGTCAGCCATACCATTTACAACAATGTCAACAAACTTAGGTATAATTGGAACTGGCTTCCAGTCTAAGTTCATATAAGAAAGGTCACCATCAACAGCAAGCAAGTCCTTGTACATCTGTGTTGGCTGCATACCACGAGAGTAAAGTCTCAGTTTATGAAACTCTAAGTACTGATCGTAGTATCTACAGCTACCTGCGTTAACTCGCTTAAACCACTCACCCTCAATTGCCTTACCAACTCTAAGACCGTAGTCTTTAGTTTTTTTCTCTGCATCAGTTGCGTACTGGTTTGGGAATGGAGAGTTACTTATAATTACCGATGGTTTGCTATCCATTATTTTCTTAATTGACTAATGTTGCCACTGTTGTTGTATCTGACAAAATTAATATTTATTTTTGACTTTTCCTCTTTGACTTGAAACATGTTCTTCCTAGTTGCCATAATGGCAAGTCCTGAGCTAATCGAGGCATCATGTTTTGTTCGATTGTTTATGTCAAACCTTGCCCAGTCCTCTAAAGTTTTGGTAAAGTACATGTTACCCATCTCGTCTGGTTCACGGTAAGTTCCTTCCTGATCAAAGCCTACGTACTGTTCAATGTACGTTCCTATAGATGATGCGTGAGCTTGTTTAACGTCTTCAGACGAGTTAGGTATACCACCAAGCTCTAACTCTGTCTTAGAGAGCTTAGAAATGTGTTTGTCTGGTCTGTTCAGTGAGTAGCCCCTGTACCCTCTGTCCTTAATATGGTACAGTAGCCTAGTCTTATTGTTCTCAATAAGTATTGGCATACCGTAGAATATAATAGCCATAAGGACATCCTCGAAGAATATCTCTGCTGTCTGTGTACGTGTAACGTACTCTAATACAAACTGATTAGTTGGGGCGTTAGGCTCCATATGGAACCCAGTAAGTCCGTGTAGAGCACCGTTTGATCCACCACCACCTACAGTTCCTGATATATCGTAAGGGTCACATCCAAATGCACCTAAATGCTCGTTTGCAGGACGCTTCTTTCCGTGTCTATCTGTTATTACTTTGTTTCTTAACTCAGGTGGTGGTAACCACGATACTGTAAATTTACCTCCTGGATCTGGTGTCCATATAACCTCAGAGTCTAGCACTCCATCCTTCCAATGGAAGTTACCCTTAGTTAGTACACGCTCCTTAATAAGTGAGTCGTTGTAGTCTATCTGTTGGTATATCTTAGATAAGTTGTACAGTGATTGCTTAGACTCATCCCTAAACGCATGCGACTCAGTACGTGGGTACTGTCTATAGTATTCATTAAGTGCGTCAGAGTCGTTCTTAAGTGCTGCAACCTCATTGTTCCAGTAAGTAATAACACCATTATCTATCATCTCCCCATCTATACCTAGCACAGGAGTTTTTGGATCTTCGAACACTGGAAATCCATACTTATCTATGTAACCCTCAAAGTTCCACTCCATAGGTATAAATAGACTGTACAGCCCTGACTTAGTCTGTCCGTTGGCTGATCTATGCTTAGGATTAGAATCTGCGTACAACTTTTTAAAGTTGTTACCACCCTTCTCTAGTGCGTTTGATGTAGAACCCATCATACACTTACCAATAACCTTAGATCCTAATCGAAGACATGTCTTTGTTACACGCCAGTTGTTCAATATGTTATCAGGCCGTAGCCATTTTCCAGATTCATCATGTACCAATAGTAAAAGCTTTTCACCATCGTATGAGTTATCTGCTGTATTCTTCCAGTCAATAGTTGTGTCAAGACCTTCAATATCGTCAGTCTTCTCCTCGTTCATACTCTTCTTAGTAATCTTTGAGGCTGGAACCCTAAACGAAAGCTCTGTCTTTGGATTATCCATACCATCCTGAACAGGCTTAAAGAAGAATGGGTAGTTCCTAACTATTGGAACAACCTTATCTGTAAACATCTTCTTGGCATCAGGACCAGTCTTAGAAAGTATACCAAGCCTAGAGTCCTTAGATATTGTACCCAAGTTTGATACCTCCCCTGAACTCATGAACGAGAAACCACTACGACGGTTCTTAAGGTAACACATACCAAAAGAACGTTCGTCAGCCTTGCACGCCTCCCAATATATGTAGAATATTCTGTTTGATTCACGGAAGTCAGGAAGACCGATATCTATCTTAGACCACTGAAGGTACATGTAGTGAGTACCAGTCATGTAAGTTGGCTCACCATCGTTCATGAACCAGTGGCCATACTCACGCCTATCAAACTCATTCTCTATGTAGTCAACCCACTGTGATTTAAATACGTTGTCACGTCTCGACCACTCGAACGAAGACTTTATTTTCTGAAGCTCTTTAGGGTACTCATGTGGCATCCATCTGTTTTCCCCGACCTCCAAATCTTTCGGCGTCCTAGGAAGTGCGATATTGATACCATTAATGTAATATATGTCGCCAATAGTACCATCTTTCGAAATAATAATTAAGTCATAGTCACGATCATATCCGTACTGCCAAGCCTTACTAGCATTCCTAGTCGAACGAGCAGTCTTGTTTACATGATCGTTGTTTAGTTTATAAAGGTCATATTTACTATTTCTTCGCATTGCTTCTTGCCCTTCCCTCTGCAAATCCTCCGCTACCAGATAACACAACTGGCATAGAACCAACAGTCTCTTTTGCACGCTCTGAATCTATACGCTCAAGTATAGATAGCGCATCCTCAAATGCAAGTCTCTTTGCAGCTGCGGCATTCTTCATCTTATCAACTGACAAGTCGTCGTCAATAGAGTAATTTACAATTTGCTGTTCGAGTACTTTAATAAGCTCGTCAACAGACTTCTCTGCTGCACGTAGCACTCTGTCTTTTTTATCTCTTAGATTTTCAAGCATAGACTACTTAATTTCATTCGGTATAACTTAGTCTCATCAATATTAAACTCGTACTCAGACTCTGGCTTAAATGATACAACATCACCTACCTTAATATCCTCACCTTCTGGTATATACTCAATGACACCTTTAAGTTCTGACTCTACGTTTACAGTGGATATAGATCCATCCTCGTTATTATGAAGTATAGGCCTAACAAAGCAGTAAGGACGAGGAGCACTCCATTCTACAGAGAACTCCTTCTTATAAAGATACAGCTGATCTGATTCTATCATAAAGATATCATCTCTGAAGTGATTCCAGCTAGATCTCTCGTTGCCCTTCATGTCGTAGTACAACCTAAAAACATTATGGTGAACCACAACAAGATCTCCATTATATATCTCTCCTTTATAACCGATAGGGGTAGCAACAACTACCCCTATTCGATTTGTGTATCTGTGGTCCTCTTGAGATGAGGACATAATGAAATCCTTTCCATTCAAGTTCTTGGATGCATTATATCGTACACCTTGATGAGGACGCACAATAAAGTAGTGTGGTGACTTCATTAGAAGTTTATATTATACTCAATAGATACTGGAACTGTACTACCAATAGACTTCCATTTAACGGCCTCTCCATCTTTCTCAACCCATATATCGTAAAGCCCTTCATCAGTTCTCATGATGTCAAACACGGTATACTCACCACCCATCACAGGCTTCCCAACCTGAAAGTGCATGGCGTTTAAAAGATCTGTCCCTATGGAAATCTTGCGAATTATCATGATATCTCGCCAGTCTGCATATTAATGCGACCCTCACCGTACTTGTCGTGAATCTCCTTTTGAACTACTGCTAGTTCGTTGTGAGCTACGTCAAGGTTAATAAGTGTAGTCTGCTTGTCTGTCTTAAGACGTTCCTCTGTGATCGTAATATCAGCTAAGTGTTCTCTTAACTGGTAGTAATTTGTTCTAGCTGCAACGAACTTTTCTAGCTCTTCAGCTGTCAATACTTTTTTCTTTCCCATTTGAATTTAATTTAATTTGTCACAAATATAGTAGATTTTTGCGACAGAGTTATATTGCGAATGTAAAAATCTCTACATAAACTCCAGTCAACATACCGTTAGCAAGAGTACCATTACTGTATGTCTTTAAAGATATGCTGTTGTTATTTGTTACAGCGAACTCATATGTAGTATCATAATTTCCTGAAGCACCAACGATGCATCCAGCATTAACAGAACCAAATGATCCTGTTGATGTAAATGTATAAACACCTGTGCTACCGTATGCCCAAGTTCCAGTGATAGTATTTCCGTCAACAATTGTAGCTACAGGAGCCGTTGACGCAGACTGTGTCAAGAATGCACGGTAAACTTTAGAAGATCTTCCAAGGTCAGCAATAGACTGAGCTGTAAAATTCTTAGTGCTACCGTTCGAATCTGTTGATCCTAATATTCTGTCTCCTGGAGAAGGAGTTTGTGTCTGATAATTATTAATTTTTCCCATGTGACAAATTTAGTAAATATTTGTGACAATTATCTTCCCTGACCCTTGTACGCCTTCTTGTAGTTCTTACTACTCTTAAGCTTAGATGTTTTTGTCTTAGAATGAATGCCAGGTCTTTCTACGTGTACCTTAGCAACTCTAGTTGATTCCTGAGATTTAATCTTAGCCATTTTATCTATTTTTAATAGTGAAATTAAGAACAGTAAGAATAAAGAACTCTCTTGAAATATCTAATTCCAAAGTAAATAAGTCAATCTTACCAAGTCTAAACCTAATACAAAATTTATCCCACTGTTTATTTTTTACCTTCCAAGTGTTTCTAATTATCATACTATATCGTTTGATTCAATCAATGTATAAGTAAACTTGTTTCCGTTTGCAGTTCTTGCTCTACGGCATATTGCCATAAACTCTTCAAAGTCTTTAGACTTCTTAAACACTTGGCATCCTTCACTCCAATTTTCTACAAATGTAGAATCTGAACCTGCCTTGTGTATGTTAATTCCAAACAAACCTTCTTGTGTTCTATCCTCAGCATATACCATGTTACGATCAGCATCACGATAAACTTTAACAGGTTTATTTTGTCCTAATGCTTCGTATTTACCTCCGTGTAAACGAATACCATGAGAGTCAATGTATTGACCTTCTACAAGTCTTGCAACTCCTGCTTTATTACCAAACTTCATAACGCCTTTAGTTCCTGGATCAGTAGTCGCTGGCCAACAATGGAAGTGCTCTACACCATCAACAGTGTAAGTTAAAGTTAAATGGTCATCAAATAAGTTAGTTACTTTTTGTCCTGTAGAAGAGTTTCGAACTCCTACAATATTTAGCATTAGGTCTTTACCTTCAAACCACTTATGTCCTTTAGATACTACTGCGGTTTTTACTTGTTCTCCTGTATACTTAGGAGCAGCTTTTGGTTTAGATGGTGTTGCTTGAGCATCAACCTTTATTCCCATCTTAGCTAGTGTAGCAGGACCTACTATCCCATCAGCCTTCAAACCGTTTTTAGTTTGCCATTCTTTAACCGCTTCTTCTGTTTTAGGTCCAAAATTTCCTACTGGTTCTACACCTAATACAATCTGAATTTGCTTAACAACCTCGTTGTTGTCTCCTCTTTTAAGTACCATAATTATCCTAATTCTTCGTTAGTAGTTTCTTCTTCTTCAGTATTTTTTTCTGCTTTCTTTTTTAGGCTTAGTATTCTACCTGCTGTAGTAATACCAAAAGCACCTAAAGTTAAGATCATAAAACCATCAAAGATAAATTCTTTGATAATTAATTCTTTACTAAAAATTCCTGTAACAACATCAACAAGTAACACAGTTACCATAGCAAAAAAAGATATTACTCCTACAAATGCTTGTTCGTTGATATTGTTATCATCCGAAATCAAGTCTCTAAAAAATTTTTTCATTCTAATGTATCTCTTTTAGTTTTACCCCAGAAGTTCTTCTGTTCTTTAATAACTACTGTATCATGAATAACAATAGTGTCATGAATGTAAATTCTTACCTTTTTAATAACCTCAATGGTTTCTGCAACTGGTGTTTGTGCTAGTTCACCTTCTGCTGTTAATACAGTTTTCTCAAGCTGTTTTACATCTGACTCTAGTAGTCCATTCTCTTCTACTAATTTTTCATTATCAAATTGAAGAGTTTGTGCTGTGTCAACAACATCAACATGCTCTGTACCACTCTTAAGTATTTGAGTAAGCATAAGAGCAATGATTATTGCTATAAGTCCAAGTATTACAAGCTTGTTTTTCATCGCTTAGAGATTATAATGTCTTGTAGTTTCTCAAGGGCTTTTGTATTATTGTTCAAAGCCTCTGTAGTTTTTTGAGCATCTGAAGCAATATAAGTAGTGAGTTCTTTTTGTAACTCATCAACTTTTGTTTTTAAATTGTCCTCAGAAGTTAATTGTCTTTTTAACATAAACCAAAGAACAGCTCCTAATCCTAGGACTACAACTCCTAGTGCCCCATATTGGGTTAGTGTTTCAAAAATTCCAAATGAAGGAACAGCGGGGGTAGTGGCTATTAATACCATAATTATTTTTTATTTAAAACAAATTCTTTTACTGCATCTGATAATTCACTTACGTGTCGAGCTAAATTTTTAATCTCTAATTGAGTTTGTTCCTGGATTGCTTGATATTTTAATCTAGCCTCTTGTTCTACTAATTCTATTTTACCTTTAAGTTTTCCTTGTTCTTCTGTGTTTTTTCTTACATCATTGTGAACTATCTTTAGGAAGTACCCAATAATTAATACAGCAGTGCCAATTATAAATGTTGTAATTTCAGCAGGTGTCATTTTTTAAACTGTTTGATTATAAAAAATGAAAAGATTAAGCTTATCGCTATAAAAAGCCAAGTCCAAGGAAATGATTTATTCTCTTTACGTATTTTAGTTCTTTCTGTTTTTTTATTTGCCTTGTTTTGTTTGGTCTTATACTTTAGTGCTAGTCTAAGACTGTCGTTCTGCAACTTCATCATCTTCTCCATGTGCTTGAACATGTCCTCGAAGTACTTACGTTCTTGCTTTGACATGCTTGATTTGATGGTGTTTGTTATAGTATATGGAAAGCTATCCTTTACTAAGTGCCTAACTTCAAGTGTATTAGTCTCTTTATTATAGATAGTGTCTGATGTGTACGAATACTTCCATACAGTGTCTGACTTAATAACAGCACCCTTAGACTTAGCAATAGCTATGTGCTTCTCAGCTTTCATTAGGTGCTTCTCAGCACTGCATGAGTACAGTAGAAATAATGCTATAAGTAACTTATACATTGTTCTTTGTTCTGCTTATAAAATCAGTAACGTTATTGATAGAATTCCTTAAGACAACAACAGTGTCCTTTACAGACTTTAGTATATTATTTCCTGATATATCAAACCAGTTCTCGTTAATTGATGCAAGCTCAATTATACAGAATATTATAAGTAAAAGATTTGTAAATATTGCCTTTGTAACAACTATGTACTCAATTGATAAGTACTGCATAACGCCCTTAATAAATGGTGTTAGCATGTAAAAATCTAACGGAAAAACTGCTAAGGCAAACAACAAGTAGCCAGTACCTTTATAGATATATCCTTTTCTAAGCATCTTAGATGCAAAAACATCCATGTACCTTCGTCCATCTCGTTTAGACTGTATCTTAAGAGATATAAGCTTAACCAACGTATCTACACCCATTGCCACCATTAGAAGTATGATTGATAACTCAATAGGAGAAATAAACCCTAAGAATAGTGTAAATACAGTAGCTAGTTTTTTCATCCTACTTAAGAACTAACGTTACAGATCCACTAGCTAACTCAATACTAGAAAAAGGCTTACTAACATCCATTGGGGTAATTATAGCTCCTGCCTTTATAGGTGTTAATAGATCTGCAAAGTGATCATTTATAACATCAGTAACTATACCGTTTGAATCAGTAATTTCTAGAATAGAAAATTCTGTATCTTCTAATGTTACAATAGCATATACTAGTGAAGTGTTATATGTACTAGTATCATTAAGGATGTATGTTCCTCCTCTTGCTGTTAGGATTTCTCCGTATGAATTTGGCATATCTTTTTATTTTAAACCTTTTCGTGCTCTGTTTCTACTTCTATGTTCTGCTACAACTCCACCATCCTTTGTATGGCTTGCGTCTCGCTTATCTCCTTTTTTAAGTCCTAGCTTCTTTCGTCCTGCATTCGCCTCGACTCTAAGCTCTAGTCCTTTCTCAGTCTTGTTGTACTTAGACTGCTGCTTGAGGCGTTTCTGATTCGCCTCCTTGTTCTCCGCGTAGTACTTCGCTGTCTTCCCTTTTGTAGTTGAACTTTTCATTCAATAACTTTTTTCTCTTATCACATCCGCAATCCTCAATAATACCAAGCTCAACAGCCTTCTTAACGGCATACTTAATGCCTGTTACCTCAGTGATGAACTCAACAGTATCACCAAGACCCTGCTGACGCTTGATCTTTTGGATCATCGCTTTTTCTTCATACCGCCCATCATACCCATGACAGACATCTTAACTGCGGCCTCAGTCACTTCTTCTTTCAAATCTTCAGCCATCTTCATGCTCTTCTTAGCACGAATCAACTTATCGATGTACGTATCGAAAGAAAAAACTGGCTTATTGTATGGATACTTGTTTTTCATGATGCAAATATAAGTATTTTTACAATATAATTTCTACGAGATAACCTTGTTGTTCGTATGCAATTTGAGCATATTCATGAGCAGTTTCTAATCCTTGTACTTCAGTAGGTTTAATCTCTACATTAATATTACCCATAGGTACATCGGTAGATAATACAGCAGCTCCGCTTTCATATGCCTCTTTTGAGGCATATGTAGCAATGCTAACTTCTAATGTCTTACCATCTGCTCGACCAGCAAATTCAATTCTTCCGTACACGCTATCCATTTCAATAGTTGTGCCTTGAATGGTGATAGTTTTTTCTTCTGTTTTGTTTATTATTAGTCCCATAATGTAAAATTAAGCAATTAATCCGTGAGCTTGCAACCTTGCCTGAATTTCTGCAATTCTTGTAACTGCATTTGCAAGTGTTCCATCAGATGCCGTTAATGCAGAACCTCTAAAAAGTTTTATTATATTTCCGTTTTCTGTTCTAAAGTGTGGTGCTGCATTTCCTGCTACGATGTCGGCTGAATACAGTTCAAAACTATCTACTTTAGCTGTATAAGCATCTGGCCCTGTTCCAGTAAAAATGGATAATGTTTTCTTTGGGGTTAACCATAATGCTCTTTCCGAATCTAATGGGTTTAAATTATTATTAAAATACCAATGAAACCCATTATTCATACCATAATTAGTAATATCTGCACAAATCATATTAAGTTTTGGTGCTGTACTCTGGGAGCCATCACTAAAACCTGATTGAAAAAAAGTAAAAGAATGTTTTAAATTTATAACAGAATCTCCTCTTGGATGATGACTTATAGAGCCACCATTATTTGCCGAAGCATACGTCATTTTAGGTGCTACTCCAGTAAGAATTAAATTAGAATCCCCCCTTTGTTCTAATATATTTGCACTATCAGCACTGTTTCTAACTCTAAACGCTATATCCGTACTTAACGCACCTTGCGCTCTTACGTCTAGTCTAGCAGCTGGTGTAGTTTGACCTATACCGAAAAAATTACCTTTCAATAGAGTAAATGTAGATGAGTTTCTTGTACGAATATCTCCACTAGATGATATTATATCCCATCCTTGAGTGCCAGAGTTTAATTGACCAAAACCACTTGATGGAAACTGTATATTTAAATCAGTCGTGCCTCCTAGAACCATTTTAGTGCTTCCTGCTCTATTAATTAATAGCCTTGGTTCCGTTGATTCGTTTCTACCTATAATAGTTAATTCATCTCCATAAGATGATATTATATTATATGTATCAGCACTATTTCTAACTCTAAATGCTATGTCAGTACTCAACGTTCCTTGAGCGCGAACGTCTAAACGCACACTTGTTGAAGGTGTTGCACCAATGCCTAAACGCTTATTAGTGTTATCCCAAAATAACGCAGAATCTTGACCTAAAACATCGCCGCCATTTTGAAATAATATTCTTCCGATAGTTCCACTTGCAATAGCTGTTGTACCTACCGTTAAACCACCTCCACCAATAACCAAATCACCACTACCAAGTAAAGAGTTGCCGTTAACTGTTTTGATATTTGTAGCTGAAACTAATGTAGGCTGATAGTTTGCTGCTAAATAACTCTTCACAGCTTTCTGAGACGGAACAACAATATCACTATTAAGTGATAGGGTAGGATCTGTATCTATAGGGGTTCCTTTTGTAAATCCTTGGCTCATATTATCTGCTTATTTCTTCCCAGTCCATTGATGCAACAACAGTATCACTACCGCTATTAGAAGCAATTACCAGTGTAAGTTCAAATGGTGTTGATATTAATCCATTTCTTTCTAACTGAAATTTAAACAATGCTTCCTTCAATATATCAACTTGACTTGCCGCTTGATTACTTTCACTAAAAAATCCACTTGCAAGTATTCTTCCTCCTGTAAATGAGGTTCCTGTTATATTATATTCTACAGAAGAGTTTACTCCTGCACTCGTCCAAGTGCCACCTGTTGTTGTTCCAGATGCTACAACTTGCCAATTAAACTTAGCTGTACTCATTGGCATTATAGAAAGAGCAGTAAGAATAATAATACCATCCAATCTTGTTGATTTTAAACGTAAGCTTATTACAGGGTAAAATGTTCCTGCTGTTCCTAATGTTCTTGGAGATTGAATTGGAATACCAATTGCTTGCTGTAGCCCATTAAGTTCATATCCACCCTCAGACAATACCGTAGAACATATTTGCTTCAATGTACTAGCACTAATTGTAGCACCTGTATTTGTTATCTCATACCTTAATGGTAATGATGCTGTAGTTATGTATGTAGAAGCAATAATATTAGCATGGTGAAACTTATGGCAAACATAAAAGTTACCATTTACAACAAAGCCTATCCTAACCGTTCCTACTCCTAACCACTCCAAGTCCATGAATAGAATCTGAGCCTTTGTTAGGTCAAGGGTGATTCCACTTGGACCAGACCCATCCATAGGATCAACATTCCAACTTGCTTGAGTAACAGGTGTATTTACTACTGCTCCTGTAACAAAACTCCTCTCTACAAAACTTACAGTAGTCCCGTTCTGCTCTAGATAATATCCGTTGTTTGCTCCATAGTACCCAATCCTTTGTCTTAGGTTAGCCTTAGCAGGACTCATTACAAACGTGCTTAGTACCAATAAACTTTTTCCTGGTTGATATGAGAATACTTTAGTAGTCTCCCTTACAACCTCAGATCCTGACGATGTGGTTACATCTAGATCAATTAAACCTTGAGCGGCATTAAATGTTGCAGTTCCTCCTGTTGCAGTTCCTGTTGACCAAAGTCCGTTGTCAGCAAATCTATGGCTTGAATCAAATAGTGTAAATGGTTCACTTACCCTAAGTCTACCAAATGCATCTATGTTAGGAGTATTTGCAAATGAAATCTCACTACTAATTATATTATATGAAGCGTATCCCTGTGCCATATTAGCTTATTTCAGATCCATAAAGTGAAAATGACAGATTAGTATTTGATGCATAAACTCTTACTACATCTGTTGCAGCTAAAGTTACACCTATTGTAGCGATAAATGTATCGTTAGCTCCTATAGGTAAGTCATAATATATATAATCCTTATTAGCAGTAGTGGCTCCAGCAATAGCTATTGATATTCTAAATGTAGATAGAACTGCTGATCTATTACAAATAATAACAGAACTAGCTACAGATGATGTAGCAGATGGAACTGTATATAGAGCTGTCTCTGTAGTTGCTGATGGACTAGACTGTCCTAATACTTTATAAATTGTTGCCATACTAAGCTCCCATTAATAAAAAATTCATTTCAAATCCAGCAGAACCTGTTGATGATGGAGGGACAGACCATGTGCCGTCACCTCTAAGGTATGTAGTACTGTCAGCAGTCCCACTACCAAGGTTAAATGTAGGTACCTTGTCCTGCTTGGAGAACGGTATTATCTTGCCTAGGACCCTCTTTAATGGACGTGGAAATATACTCATGCTAGTTGCAAAGGTAGCAAATTTAATCTAAATTTGTACATCTATGAGAACTAACAGGTGTAAGAGAAAGGACAAATACAAAATAAGTATAAAGTCCCGTCCGTTCCAAAAACATATCACAAGAAACTACCCAGACCATAACTACATGAAGTACTGGAGGGTGATAAGGTACTGGGCATGTCGATACTACGACGTCACCATGATAGAGCTAGAGATACTGTTCTTCCTGCATGACGAGATGCTGTTCAACAAGACAACGTTCGATTCATACGACAACATATTCAGGTGGGATACAAAGAGGATGGCTAACCTAAAAAGAAAGGGGCTCATCAGAACATTCCGTGAGCCCACTAATAGCCAAGCTAGATTGTACGAGCTAAGCTTCAAAGCAAAGAAGATGATTAACTCAATCTATAAAAAGCTAAACGGCGAAGAACCCATACCTACTACACCTAGTAGAAACCCTATGTTTAAGAAGAAAGCAGGCTTCACAGATAAGGTCTTCGCCATCGCAATTAGAAACTTTAACAAAGAGTTTAAAGAATCAAAGCAACATCTCGATACTGAATAATCCTGTACGACTCTTCACCATTTCGGTAGTCGTGCCCTTGGACAGCATCGTAGGCAACAACGTCACCCTTATGTATATGCTCAGCAACTAAATCGCTGACCTCTATAACCTCTGCCTCCTGGTAACGCTGCTTTACAATCTCAGCTCCAGTGAGTAACAACCCACTCGCGCTCTTTTGCTGCTCTACAACTAGAGGCTTAACTACAATAAAACTATTTAACGCTTTCATTCTCTCTTACATTTGTGATTATCGCATTCGTACTAAGGATCGTAGTGGCCACAGATACAGCATTCTTAAGCGCGTTCTTAGTTACCTTCGCTGGATCAATAATACCCATCTTCACCATGTCACCTGTCTTCTTATCCTTCACGTTGTAACCCCTGCCTACACTACCATCGTCAAAGAACTTCTCGTAGTCCAACACCTCGTTGCCATCAACGCCAGCGTTCTCACAGATCTTATGGAATGGAGCCTCGCACGCCTGAGACATAATGTCCAACGCAACTGATGGGTTACCGTTAACCATAGCTTTAGACGCTGTAAACGCCATCGCGTTCACAAGTCCTACACCACCACCAGGAAGCACACCATCCTCAATCGCAGCCTTAACAGCCAGCACCGCATCGTCAACACGATCCCTCAACTCCTTCTGCTCGATGTCTGAACTAGCACCAACGTAGATCATACCTACACCTCCTGAGATAGAGGCAATTCGTTCGTCCATGAACTTAAGGTTCTCCTCCAACGTCTCCTCCCACTTGCTCATCTTAAGCTCCTTAACGTATGCATCAAGGTCCTCATCAGTGCCCTCGTGACGCACAATGATCGTACTGTCCTGACTAACGATGATCTTCTTCGCCCTGCCAAGTCCTGACACCGTACACAACGCTAGGTTGTCACCAGTAGACTCTGAGTAGTAGTGAGCACCCAATGCCTTGGATATATCTGTCATCATCTCGTCCTTACGGTAACCGAAATTAGGTGGGATAATGTTACATACCTTGATCTTGCCCTGCACAACGTTCATGTTAAGTGTAGCTGATACCTGTGGTGACAGCTGACCTACAATAAGCAATGGCTTACCTTCCTTCAACACATGAGCCAGTACGTTCTCTATGTTAGATAGATTATTAATCTCATGATCCGTAAGTAACACATACGCATCCTCCATCACGCACTCCATCTTCTTGTGATCCGTAACGTAGTACTTAGATGTCCACCCCCTGGCAACACGGATACCCTTAATAACCTCAGAGTATGTCTTCGTGGTCTTAGAGTTCTCTACAATAACATGGCTAACCTGTGAGTACACATCAGCGATCAACTTACCTACAACTGGATCATTGTTCGCAGAGATCGTCGCTACATCAAGCAGCCTCTTACCACTGACCTTCTTAGACATACGTCCAAGCTCCTTCACTACATCGTCTGCAATTGATTGGATCTGTCTTAGTACCTCAGTCTTGCTGTGCTTGTCTACATCAAAGTAGTCCTCGAACGCATCGATAATAGCCTTGGTAAGCACAATACTAGTCGTAGTGCCATCACCTGCCGACGAAGCCGTCTTAGATGCTGCCTCCCGTACTAACTGTACCGCTAAGTTCTCTACTGGATCGTACAAGTTGATTGATCGTGCGACAGTCACACCATCCTTTGTAACAGTCACACCTCCTATGTGGTGTTCTGACTCTATTAATACCGTCTGACCTGATGGCCCTAACGTAGATGAAACTGCTGCTGATATCTTGTCGATGCCATTTTTCAGTTTCTTACGTCCACTTTCATCTAAAAATATCTGTTTTACTACCATATTTGATTAAATTATGGTGCAAATATAGATGTTTTTAGTAGAAAAACAAACAATCAGGATTTAATGGGATTTTAAAATTAATCATGATTTTGAACTATCACCACGACTAATAGGTATAACCGTGTTACTGTCGGCAGATGCGCTTCTTACAGCATTTGTAGCTGTTACAGTACATTTAATAGACTGCTTAGCATCTGCATCTGCTAATGTATAGGTGTTTTTATTTGCGCCAATTATTGGATCGCTGTTTCTTATCCACTGGTAAGTATAAGTAATTTTAGGTGTACCTGACCAAGTGCCTTGTGAACAGGTTAAAGTCTCCCTTACTTGAACTGTACCTGTAATTACAGGTGCTTTCTTGTTTTTAGGAGCAAATGCACTATCTCCGAACAAAAGTATACTTGAAGTAAATGGCGATATACCGATCATTCTTTTTTTTGACAAAGATAAACAAAAAAAACGCACACCGTTAAGTGTGCGTCTTAGTTATGTAGAGTGGGGGTTGTTATAATACTCTGCACATAATCATGCTTCTATCAGTGTTCTTGTAGAACATCATTCTTACATTCTGATCGTACTCATTCTTGTAGAACCATACGTTAACCTCTGCACCTGATTTCTTGTCTGTGAATTTTTCGTCAGGGTTTGCGGCATTCATTCCATATGCATCTAACCAGTTGTAAACAATACCATTCATATCAAAGCTGCTTCCTTTAAACGATACTAGGTTAGTGTCACCTTTTACATAATACCACTCAAAGTCTGGAGCTGAGCTGTGGTTCTTGTAAGTCTCTTGTGCTGTGGCCATGAAGCTAAACGCTAACATGATTGCCGATAAAATTGCTTTCTTCATAGTTGTTATTTAATTGAGTTTCTATTTCAAATGTAGTCAAAAAAAAATACCCACCAAATTTTTTGGCAGGTATTTTTAAAAAAAAATATATTTATTAAGAATAACGCATCTTTCCAGCTTGCATTCTGCCTTTCATGCCAGTCTTCTTCTCAACTTTTTCATTCATCTTAGACTTAGTAAAGTATGAAGTCTTTCCTACTTGCTCTTTCTTTTCGAACTTCTGTGCTTTGCGTGTGTCTCTAATTGCGCTACCAACTTTTACTCCAGTCTCTTTTCTAGCAGCTTTAAGATCACTACGCATAGCTTTGTATCCAGCCTTTTTCTCTTTAGAAAAAGCTCCAGCTACAACGTTTGGCCCTTGGTTTTCGTCAGCTAATGCCTTAGTACGTGTATAAGCACCAGCCAATTTTTCCTCTTTACGGAACTTACGACCTTCTGCACCTCTAGCTAATCCTCCTTGTGGTTTAAGTCGGTTAGTTACACTACCTTGCTTTTTAAATGATCTACCTTTTACACCAGGACCTTCAATAGCTTTGTTAACCATCTCAGTCTTCTTAGTAGCTGTTGCCAAACTTCTTGAAGGTGTAGATGAACCAAGCTTCCTTGTTGGCAAATTACCTACCTTAACTTTCTCAGGTGTCTTAACTGGAGTAGATGGAGTCACTTTAGCTGGAGATTTGTAATACTGCTTTTCTTTTGAAGGATCAGCATAGTAAACTTGGTGGAAACCAGGTTTTCCATATTTAGCTCCTTCAGCTCCTTCAGAACCTTTTGCATACCATACCTCTTTAGCCTTCATATTGTATCCCATAGATTCCTGCTCTTTATTAAATAACTCAAGCTCTGAAGGTGAAAGTTTAGACCCTCCAGCCTTTCTGCCAATACCAGCTGTATATTCATAATTAGGCGCTTTTCTCTGCTCCGAAACCCATTCTTTATACTGATCTTCAGCACTCATACTTTTATATTGAGCCTGTGTCCTTCCACCAGAAGTAGGGTTTTTACCAGTAACAGTTACTTGCTTTAAGTTCTTAGGATCACCTGGAGCCCTTGTTGTGGTTTTAACGGTCATTCGACCTGTTTTCATTTTTGTTGCCATAACATATATGTTTTTTAAAAAGTAATTACTCGACAAAGTTAGTAAATTCAAATGAATTACAAACAGAGTTCTCGCACGCAGTTATTTCTACAAACCTACTCATGCGAAACGCTGGCTCCTGATACCGACCAAGAAGCTGCTGATATATCTCCTCGTTACGAACCTCCTCCAATAAAACACCAGTGACAATCCCATCGTTCTCCAATACCTGCCGAACAGTATACTCCTCACCCTTCTTCACCCACTGCGGATAAACCATGCACACGAACTCTATCTGGTCCGCCTTGATGGAATCATCTATGCAAATAAGCCTACTCTTCATTGTTCATCATTATATACCTCTTACCATCGGTAAGCCAACGCATCACATAGTTCGTCTGACGCCTCTTAGACCTCTGAATGTACGAAAATGTTGACTTGTGTCGAGAAATGTCGGTCCAGTGTCGAGAAAATGTCGACTCAAAAACACGTAAGTTATTGATCCTGTGCATGTTATCCATTTTTAGTGTCGAGATGTCGACTTTACTGCAAAAAAAAATATTTTTTTTATTTTTTCCTACTACTACTACTATATATATACTAATTTTTTTTTTATTTATAATTGGTAAAAAAGTCAACATCTTAACACTAAAAACACTAAAACCTTTACTACGACTGGGCTGTAGGAGTTTTGCATGTAACATCAACTCAGCACAAACCGACACTAAATCGGGCTTTTCAACAAATTCTAACATCTTTTTTCGGGGGTCGCATATTCGGGGGTAGTGGGTAATATACCCATTTGACGTAAGCACCCATCAAACGAAAACCGATCAAAATCCAGGTGGGGGGTATCGATTTTGGATAAATGCATGGAAGTTTTTAGCTTTTTGTTGAGGGGGCGCATAGGTAGGTAGGTAGCACTCTACGCGCGCGCGCACATGTGTATGTATATAGATGGGTACAGCTGTAGGTATATAGATAGACCTACCGACGTACATACGTATGTATGTGCCGACGATCATTCGATCAACCATTCTATTTAACATAATGTAAATTATAGGACAAGAAGATCAAACACCAGGCAACACGATCAATCGTTCAACCAATCGGCATGCCGTTCGTTCGTTCGGTGATCATAGGCGCACATCCTTAGATGTTGAATAACCCCATCAACCCCCCAAACCACGAAAAATCTAGCAAAATCCGACGTAATATCCGCATAACTATCTGAGGATCAGTAGATAGATATGTATAAAAGCAAATTGTAACATGTATTTTTATTTAGAATGAGTATAAATAAGCTATAAAATGAAAAAAAGTTATGCGAAAGTTTGCATAATCCAATCAACTACTGTACATTTGTTTCAACAAGATGAGGGAACGACCTCATGTAAAGCTTAAGAGTAATTAAAAGGGGGTGACAAAGCTAACCACTGAACAAAGCTTAACAACAACAATACGATCTTTGACATATATAACTAAGTAGGGGCAAGCGGTGCGGACGTTACTTAGTTTATACATTGGGTGCACATTCTTGTCGGGAATGTGGGAACACTGAATTAATAGACGGCATGTAGTACTTTGTACGTGACATGCACACATGGTGCAATTGATACGATCAACTAGTCAGAGCGAAACTGATTGCACCACTAACCAAATAAAATAAACACCATGAGAACAGTAGAAAGATTGATCGAAGTAGCTTTCATTAGCTTATTTGTAGCGGCATTTATGTTTGTCGTAGTTATGGCCTGCACAGGGCATGTATATGCAAGTCACACAGGATTAGGATAGTAGATTAATAAACCAATTAAAACAAACTATATGACAACTTACGAAAAACAATGCAAAGGAATGTACTTACAAAAGTGTTCAAAGAATAGTAATTTACTTCGTACTGCTGAACAATTTGAATCAGGGAATTGGGTAGTTCATGTGTATTCAGGCCTTGATATTAGTGGAGAATATACTGATAAAGAATTCAAAAAAATCCGCAAATACTTTTAAAAATAAGAGAATAAAAACCAAATAAACCAAACACCATGAGCAAGATCATTAAAATTGAGGGAGCATATGAGATCATAGGCTTTTTCGTAGAGGGTAAATTAGTAAGCACAACTAAAAGAAGAGTAACTAACTGGAAATAGTATTAACATTTAAAAATTAGAAATCATGAAAATCGAAAAAATAATTCAAGAGTATAAGTTTATTAAGTTAGTTAAAACAGAAATGATAATGGGGGGAAATTATGCCGTAATTAATGGCGATAGAGCAAAAACAGGTCTAACATTAGATGCGGCTTATGATCTATTTAAATTATTAAAAAAACTAGGTTAACTGACGAGTCTTGAATAGACGAAAGCAATTAAATGAACGGATGTTCAGCCATGCGAATGGTTTGCTATTAACCAAATAAAACCAAACGACATGACAAATATAGCATTTAGAGATATCGCAGGCGGAAAGATTCACGTGTACACGGCAAACCAGGATTTACCAAAGAACGAACGAATCAAGGTAGCATTGGAAGAATTGAAGCCAATGGGTAATATTGTAATCTACCTATACAAAAGAAGAAAGTTTAGAATTATTAAAGTAAAGAGATATTGATATGGAGACAAATGAAATATTCGATCTCAATGATCGATTGACGCAATTACGCATGAAAGCATTGCGTATCACATTAGCTGACGGAATGTGTACATATCTGTTGGCATTTAATTAATAACCAAATAAAATCCAGAAACCATGAGAAATTTAACAGCAGAACAATTGAGAATCATTGATGAACTAACTAATGAATTCTTGTCAATGAATGAAAAGCAAACAAGCGAAAGAAAATTGATTGACTTAGACTTTTTATCCGAAGCGAAAAAAGAGTGGAAAGAAAAGGTATTGATGCTTGAGAAAAAGAACGAATGCCTATTGAACAAAGCAAAGGATGAATGCCTAATTGCATGGGGAAAATTAAGAGACGAACTAGAAGGAATCGCTGATGTGAAAGTAAGATATGACGATTACGGTGGTTATATATCAATTGAAAAAGGTAGAGATGCATTCAGAATAACATATAAAGCACCACAAACAGTATATGTTAGCAACGATACTCTTGGAGATAACTTCAGATATGCTGATAAGTTTACAGTTAGTGGTTACGTAAGTGGTAATCACGATATAAAATGTGACTCTACTGAAGAATTCTTTTCTAATGAGTATGTAAAAAATAGATTGTATAAATTACTTAAATAACTAGAAACCATGCAAGAAATAATCGACCAAGCAATTAACGACATGTTTGTCTGGGTTGCAAAAGATAACGGTTTGTCATCAGTGGATATCAGTCCCCTTGATGACATGATCATTGAGGATATAAAGGAACAGTTGCAAGAGGTATTGCAACGATTTGTAGAACAAAACAGATAGCCATGTACGGAAGAGTAACAGATCAGAAGCTTAAAAGCTACGGAAAAATCGTAGAGTATTGGCCTAACAAGTTGAATAGGTACATGCGACACGTTAGATTCCAAGGTAGCGAGAAGACGTACACCATGAGCAAAGACGCGATCCAGGATTTAAATGACCTGGAGGTGATAGAGAAATGGGAGTCTATAGATAGACAGATGTTGAACCAAATAAACAAGTAACCATGAGTAATAAAGAATTAAAAAAAATAATAGATGAATTTGAAAAGCATGCTCATTTATTATTTGATAAAGGAGATAAAAATATGATTCATGAATCAAAAGGAATAATGCAAGTTTTAATAAAATTAAAATCAAAGTTATGAAAGCAAAAACATTTTTACCGCTGTTCAGCGGATTCTACGGATCAATATGGGATGATGTAGATTTTTACGGAGAGGACGAATACTACAAGCTACCTGAAGGAACATACTTTGAGGATATGGTTGATTGGGAGAAGTACCATGATACGATAGCGAAAAAGATGTGTGATTTCGTTGAAGATGAGCTTCGGCCATTCGTATCAGAGATAACGTTCGAACGTATTGCGAGTCCAAAGTACTACAACTTCGAGAACGATTCAATCTACATCGAGATTGAATTCGATTACCTAAAGGTATATAGATACCTACTTGCAAACTTCCAAACGTTCGATAGGTATATAGCTGATAGGTACACAAGTCGAGATGGTTTCATTAGTTATCACTCAACAGATCCATTCGATTGGTTGGATGAATTCGCGAACGATGAGCATAAACTCGGTGCAGTCATGGACTTTATCCTACGTAACGAAGAGGTTGAAGAACCAATGTATCTTGACGATGTTCATGTGTCATTGTTTTACAAGGACGAGATCAGCCAGTATAGTATTAACGAAAATTAGAAGCCATGGAAGTAGTTATCTTTGTAGTAGAAAGCCTGCTGTTGATGGCAGGCTTCTACGGTTTGATCGGAGTAATCGATGTGCTAATTGAGGAAGAACGTAAGTGATATGTGGCAAGCAGTCGTCAGACCTGTTGGCATTCCAGAGGAATGGGTGATAGGTGTGCTGTATGGAGAGAGTCATGTGGAGAGGTACAGCGAGATCGTATCGTATATGTTAGACATGGGTATCCAAGAATTCGAGGTGATGCACTATGCACCACTTAGGTGCACAGCTGTAGCGATTGAGGATATATTTTTAAATTAAATCTATTAAGTTATGAGTAGTAAACCTGATTTCAGAGTCAAGTTATTTGGCGACGATGTGACTAAGCAGATCCTTGCCGCATCGATTATCAATATGTATAAGGATGAGTACGGTGATAACAATATCCATGCATGGATATCTAACGGTTATGTAAATATCAGTGTCAAGAATTGTTAAAATCTGTTAAATCGTGCTGACAAATGTTGTGTTGATGTTGCCCGCAAAACTATGTCTAGCCCTTTGCCAGTCTAGCTTTCAGCTTTCTTAGTGTTAAGATGTTACTCTTTACTCTAATTAATTAGAAAAAAAAATAATAGAGTATATATAAAGAGAGATGGGGCGTGGAGATAAAAAAAATAAAAAAAATCAGCGTCATGTCAGCACATCAGCACTAAAATAGGTTAGTCTATTGATAGTCAGGCAGTTACACATTTTTGTGTCAGCACTGAGTCAACATTTTGCAACATTTGTTGACAGAGATTTGCAAAGTTTATAATAATTGCATAGATTTGCATTTATTAGTGATTAGGTCGGGTAGTAAGGTAGCTTACAAACTTATAGCGTTGAATTCCTTTAAGTCCCTGTAGATGGTTCGAGTCCATCGCCTGAACAAAACATGTTCATGGTAGACATGTTTTATTTGGTTTCATAGGAGGGGGTGGTTCCCCTCCTTTGTTTAACTTAATTTAAATTCAATTAACTATGTGGTACTGTCCTTTATTTTTAATCTTTTGTTTTTACGCTGTGATCTTCTCAGCGTTACACAATCCCTGGCATAGATACACCGTATGGGTGTTATTCATGTGCATATTTATTAATCTAATCGGAACGTTATGGTTTATCATCGAAATAATTTGATAGTCGCTGTAGGGCTAATATCATTTGTGCTCTTATCCTACAAGAGTAAGGAGACAATAGTAGTAACTAAGATCGTTGAGAGGAAGAAGGCCGTTGTTCACAATCATCCTTCTTTCAGCCCTGAAGTTTTTTATAGCTACGTGAAGCAGTGCGGTATTAAGTTTCCGCACATCGCGTTCGCTCAGGCTATATTGGAGAGTGGTCACTTTACATCTAATCGATTCAGGCAGACCAACAATGCGTTCGGCATGAAGGTCGCAAGGTCAAGACCTACGACATGCAGTCGTGAGCATACGGGCCATGCGTACTACGATGACTGGCGTTTGTCAGTCCAGGACTATGCGCTGTATCAGGCGGCGTACATGCGGAAGGTTAGGTCTGAGGACGAGTACTACGAGAGGTTGGATGGTAGCTATGCAGGAGATCCGACTTACGTTGAAAAGGTACGACGCATAGCAGAAAAATATAAGTGATATGGAAGACAGAAAGAAAGCACTAACGGAAATGATGTCTGACGATGAAAAGTCAGGGTTGTACATGGGTGAACAAAGCCCAGTAGAATGGCTGTTCTATAAGCTATGGGACGAGCCTAAAGATAAGTTTAGGTGGCATTCGTTGCTGAAGAAAGCTAAAGAGAAAGAAGAAAAACTAAAAGACATTGAAACATGGAAAGAATGGAAAAACGAAACCTTTAAATCAGAATAGAATGAGTACAACATTTGGAATACCAATAGAGCCTATTGATATAGAGTTAGGCGATGAAGATGGAGTATATTACTACATCAATACAAATATATTTGAGGAAGTATTTTTTAGAAGTATGGGTAGATGCAGATGGTTAAGTCCATTGGCTGAAAGATTGCCAGACGATACAAAGGTGTACGCCTTAGATAATTCTCAACAAGGTGTGTATACAATTGGAGATATTAAGGAACTAATGAAAGATAAACGATGGAAATAGGAATTATAATTGGGATGTTTGTGATGTTTATGATATCAACAAAGATGTACTTGGAGATAAAAAAACAAATTGAACAGCTAAAGGACTTTGAGGTATGGAAGGAGTGGAAGAACAGATGATTGATAAAGATATGGATACAAAAGAAAAAGCGAAAGAACTGATTGACAAGTACTTCGACTTAGTCGAGGCACATACAGCAGAACAGCAGGAAGATAACGCACGAGATGCCGCATCGATTACCTGTGATGAAGTACTTAATGCACTAGAAGAAAACCGTTGGCAGAATAGGCTGATGATGGATTACTGGGAGGAAGTTAAAAAAGAAATAAACACTTAAACGAAAAAAAACCGATTATGAGACAGCTAGTTTACAACGCAGTAAGATGCCATGATTGTGAAGAGACGATAGTCAGCTACAGTAGGCACGACTATAAAACGTGCGGTTGCCCGAACGGAGCGATGGTTGATGGTGGCCTTGACTACGCTAGGTATGGCGCGAAGACCTTGAAGAAGATCACATCGATCAACATCTATGCAGACGATGACTTTGAGTTAGTCAGAAAACATGCCTTTAGAGGTAGCAGAGGTGTGAGTGGTATAGAGCCAATGAAGTACGTACCAATATGCGATATGGACGACGGCTACCTACAGAAGGTATTGGAGTATGGTGGTGCTTCGTGGCATCTTGATTTGATTAGGAAAGAGATCGATTACAGAGAAAATATGTTAAACAAAAAAATGAACAAATGAAAAGTAGAAAGGAAGAGTTCTTAATTGACCTTATCAACAAGATGTTCGAGATCGCAGGTCACGATGTCAAGTTCGAGGATATCGTAGAAAGGAAGGACGCATGGTACAACAATTGGACCATGACTAGTGAACAGAATGAAGAATGGGTTAATTATGGCGAGGCACTTATAAAGAAGGTGTTCAGGTACCCAAAGAAGATATGCCACAGAGAAATGATGTGGTTAAATATGATGTACGGACTTAAAATAAAAAACGATGAGTGAGGAGTATATGGCGGTAAAGATCTTCAACGAGATATGGATGGAGGTTGGCCACAAGGAGAAGTCTAAGAGACTAGCTATTATGCACGCAGACAGAATGATCGAGATGGCGTTCTTCAGACGTGGGTATGGTATAATACCTATCTACTACACAAAGAGGTACTGGATAGATGTAAGAAAGTACATATGCAATTTATCAAATACTTAGTCGTATGGATATCACAAAACCTATCTGTTCCATTCTGGATGGTAGGTCATGTGTATCTATCTGTAAATGTGTATAAGGATATACACGAGATAATTGCATCATTAGGGATGAATTTAATTGTATTTATTGGATTTTTAATTAGTTATAATGAAAGAGATAATCAACGAAAATCATGAGATTTTCAAGACGAGAAGTCGCAAAGCAGAGGTAGTGAGACAGAGACAAGAGGTGTACTACCATGCGTTTCAGAAGTACCAGAGTGCTCCTAAGATACAGCAGTACTTGCTTGACAACTACAACTTCTCAGTGAACCAGTCAACGATCTACTACTCGTGGCGTAAGGTGATGACATCACTTGCGGAGCTTACACCTCAGCAGTTTGAGGCTGAAAACGATATCTTTAATAAGTACGAGCTCGCTGAGAGGTACGCGGCATATCAGCTGAGTCTTCACTCAGATGGCTACATGCGTGGTGATATCAGGCACAAGATTCAGAAACTAACAGCAGGTTACGATGAAGGCATGGAGTGAATTGAAGGAGAGGCCACACGTCTCGTTTGTGCAGACAGATAATAGTGAGTTCTATGTAAACCACGGTGTAAAGATAGAACGATTCAACGATGGAAGGATCGAGGTCAAGAACACAATGACTAACAGTGATCACTATGAGGATGTGCCCTGGGAAATCCTACAGATATTTAAGGAAGTAGGGTTCGATCACGGTGCATTCGCAGTGTGTTCGTATGTACACAAGAACAGAGCTGACAAGGTCATGTACAACATAGAGCTTGCTCTAAGAGATGACAGGACTGAGCTTGCGGCTAGGTTAAATGATACGTACTTAAAAGTTTTCAACAAACATTTAGATTATGAGGATAGGATAAGCAAATTATCCTCATCTTTGTAGCCCCTAATTAGTGATGGGTTAATTCACTACTCAACTCAAATCAATTTAATTATGCACTGGAGACAGAATTTTAAAGACAGTGACAAGTACCTAGGCGCAGTAGACCTATGGGACGACAAGAAGAAAGGCTACGCACAGCTCGTAGTAACCATCGACAAGTTCTTTGTTGATGAGATGGTAGGATCAATGGGTAAGGAACGTAAGGTGTTCTGTAAGCTCAAGGAGTTCACAAAGCCAATGGTTGTAAACGTAACTAACTTCAAGCGATTACAGAAGTTGTTCGAGACAGTCGAGCAGGACGTTTACCTAGGTAAACCAATCGCACTAGGAGTGGAGAAGGTATCATCACCTGAAGGTAAGGTTGACGCACTACGTTTCAGCAGCAGACCTCCGCAGGTAGCACAGAAGGAGGCTAAGCCTGGGATCTCTGACGATGACTTCCCGAAGGCGATTGCATCGGTACAGAAGGGATCAACGACTATCGAAAAGCTCATGGCTAGTCGTACACTTACACCTAACCAGATTAAACTTCTGAAGGATGCGATTGAGAACGTATAACATCGCACCACTTTTCTTAGGCACGGATGGCCTAACAGAGGTACAGAGCAATAAGCTGGAGGAGTTACTCAACAAGATCAAGCTTACTGAGAAGCAGGCAGAGGAGAGAGATAAGCTGATCGCTAAGCGTGACGCAGATGTAGAGCTTCCAGTAGGTGCTAAGAGTCTTATTGAGTCTTATGTTGACAGTGAGGTATACGATTACAAGGATACGTTTGATAGCAAGGAAGTAGCGAAGGGTAGAGATGTTGAGGACCAGGCTATCGAGCTGTATAACCGTGTGTTCTTCACTGACCATAAGAAGATGACAGAGTTTGATGAGTACTACGAGCTGTCGTATAAGAGTGTTGTTGGTCACCCAGATGTAGTTGACAAGGAGAACCTAATGGTTAAGGACGCGAAGAGTTCGTGGTCTAAGAAGACGTTCCCTAAGACTCCTGAGAAGGCTGACAACAGTACGTACACATGGCAGGTCAAGACTTACCTATACATGCTACGTGGTATGACTGGTATGGACTGGCGTAAAGGTGAGGTGTTCCATTCACTTGTAACTACTCCAGAGGAGTTGGTTCCAGAGTACGAGCACGACAGCTTACACTTCGCTGATAACCTAGCCGACAACCTACGTGTGACTGTGTGTCCTGTGTACCTGTCAGATGATGACATCGTTCACATGAACAGAAGATTAAATGCTGCATTCAAGTATGCGCAAGAGTATAAGGATTATTTATTAAACAAAAACAAATGACAAATCAATTTCAGATGACTGGTGTCATCAAGTTTATCGGAGATACTGCACAGGTATCTGAGAAGTTCAAGAAGCGTGAATTCGTTGTAACAGAGCTAAGTGACAAGGACTCGAAGTATGATCAGCACATAGCGTTCCAACTTACTCAGGACAAGTGCGACTTGATTAACTCATTCGGAACGGGGCAGTCAGTTAAGGTGTCGTTCAATCTAAGAGGACGTGAGTGGCTTTCTCCACAAGGAGAGACCAAGTACTTCAACACATTGGAAGCATGGCGTGTAGAGGCAGATGTGATAAGTGCTCCTCAAGACTTAGGTACTTACGTACTTACTTCTGCACCTATTGAACCAGCTACATCCGCGCCAATAGATGACGAGGATCTTCCTTTCTAATTAGGTAACCATAAACGTAGAGCCCACAGATGTAATGTCTGTGGGTTTTTTAACCAATTAATTTTAATCTCATGATAACTCTATTCAGGAACATATCTGAAACTGATAAACCTTACTACATATCTGTTGACAAGGCTCTTGATCGTATACGCACTGGTAAGTCAAAGGAGTTGTGTGAGCAGATCAGGATGTACCCTGGGTCTGACAGTAAGCATAAGCGTAACGAGATCAAGAAGCATCTACCTGCAATATGTTTTAGTGGTAAGTTCACCAAGCGATCAAAGGCAGGGATAGTAGAGCACAGTGGGTTCATATGCATAGACTTCGATGGATTCATAGATGAGTGGTCAATGATAGACTACCGTGACTTCTTAGTGAAGGACAAGTACTCTTACGCTGTGTTCACTTCTCCTAGCGGTGACGGACTGAAGGTGATTGTGAAGATACCGAAGGACATCGAAAGCCATCAGAATTACTTTTTATCCCTAAAAAAATACTACAACGTCCCTGAGTTTGACAACAGCACTAAGGATATTAGCCGTGTATGCTACGAGTCCTACGATCCAGAGCTATTTGTTAACGCAGATAGCGAGGAATTTAACCAAATAACTACCGAAGAACATACAGTATTTGACACCAAGACCTCACGTAACACCATTAAGCTAGACAACACCAACGAGATAGTCAGAAGGCTACTCATATGGTGGGATCGTGACTTCGGAATGGTGCAAGGCCAGAAGAACAACAACTTGTTTATCCTAGCCTCAGCACTGAACGACTTTGGTATACCTGAGTCAGAGGCACAGACTGTTTTACTGAGCTACGATGAGGGAGACAAGGATCGTGAGATAATGAACATCGTTAGGTCTGCATACAAGAACACAGCTGCTCATGGGAGCAAGTTCTACGAGGACAACGAGAAGGTTGACAGTATTAAGACCTTGGCAAAGAAAGGTACACCAGTTAGTGAACTTGTAAGTATCAACAAGAACATAGCGTCTGATGTAGTTGAGGCTATAGCCTCAGATATTGAGACAGATGATCCTACAGTGTTCTGGACAAAGAGTAGTAAGGGTGCGATAACGCACATCAATCACCTTTACAAGGAATACCTTGAGTACCTTGGGTACGGGAAGTACTTTGTTGAGGGTGGAAGTGTGTTCGTATTTGTTAAGGTCCGCAACAACATTGTATCTGATGCAAATGATACGATGATAAAGGATCACGTAATTAATGACTACCTGTACAACCTTGAGGACAAGAGTATATACAACTACTTTGCTGACAAGAGTAAGCTGTTCAAGGAAGATCACCTATCGTTCTTAAACACAATCCATCCTAACATCATGAAGGATGACAAGGACGTATCGTATCTGTACTACCGTAACTGTGTTGTGAAGGTGACAGCTGATAAGGTTGAGACCATAGATTACTCAGATATTGATGGGTACATATGGCAGAACCAGATGATCAACAGAGACTACGTACAGTGCGAGTACAAGGACAGTATATATCGTAAGTTTGTACATAACATTGGAGGTCAAGAGTCTGATCGAATCAACAGCATTGAGTCAACAGCAGGATACCTGATGCACAGCTACAAGCCACCGTCGTTCTCGCCTGCTGTAATTATTAATGACGAGGTGATATCTGACAATCCCTCTGGAGGTACTGGTAAGGGGTTGTATGTTCAAGGGATCAGCCACATGAAGCGCATGGTTATTATTGATGGTAAGGCTTTTTCGTTCACTAAGTCGTTCCCATACCAGCGTGTATCTGCTGATACTCAGCTACTTGTGTTCGATGACGTGAACAAGAACTTTGACTTCGAGAGACTGTTCTCAGTGATTACTGAGGGTATAACACTTGAGAAGAAGAACAAGGACGAGATCCACATACCGTTCGAGAGATCACCGAAGATAGTGATCACGACTAACTATGCGATCAAGGGTGACGGTAATTCGTTTGAGCGTCGTAAGTGGGAGCTAGAGTTCGCACAGTACTACAGCAAGGACTTTACGCCTGAGACAGAGTTCGGTCATCAGCTCTTCACTGAGTGGAGTAAAGAGGAGTGGGCTAAGTTTGACAACTACATGATCTCCAATCTACAGATGTACCTTAAGAAGGGACTGCGGAAGGCCAAGTTCAAGAACCTACGTGAACGTAAGTTCATTGCTCAGACTGACTACAACTTCTACGACTGGTGTGCTGACAAGGACAACATGCTGACTAAGAGTCATGCAGAGAATCCTGGAAATGCGCTGTACTACAGTTTCGTAGAGCAGAACCCTGACTACGGTCCACGAGGTAAGCTGGCTATTCCGCTGACTAAGTTCTACAAGTGGTTGGATCTATGGGGAGACTTTAAGTACAACTGTAAGCCTCACTCGTACAGATCAGCGGCAGGTAAGATGATTAGGTTTGATGTAAAGTATGATGAACAATCTAAAATGTTTTAATTATGAAAGTATTAGTAGCATGTGAGGAATCACAGACAGTAACAAAAGCGTTTCGTGCATTGGGTCACGAAGCATATTCATGTGACTTACTTCCGTGTAGCGGAGGTCATCCTGAGTGGCACTATCAACAGGATGTATTTGAAGTAATAGATAAAGGATGGGACTTAATGATAGCCCATCCTCCTTGTACATTTTTAGCAGGAAGTGGAGCGCAATGGTTGTCTCATCCAGAAGATAAAGAACTTCCATTTGATGATAGAAGACCTCATCCAAAATATCCTAACAGAAGACAAGATATGTTAGATAGTGTTGAATTTGTTAAAGCTTTATATAATTCAGATATTAAACATATAGCTATTGAAAATCCTGTTGGTTTATTAAGTGGTAGATGGAGAAAGCCTGATCAAATAATTCAGCCATATATGTTTGGTGATGAAGCAACTAAAACAACCTGTTTGTGGCTTAAGAACTTACCTTTATTACTACCAACTAAAATTGTTGGAAAGGGTGAAAGAACTGTTTTTTCTTCAGGCAAATCACATCCTAAGTGGTATGCTGATGCGCTTAAAAATGCAAAGACAAAAGAGGAAAGACAGACACTTAGGAGTAAGACGTTTCAAGGTATTGCTGATGCTATAGCTAACCAATGGGGATCTATATGAAAGAACTACGCGAATATCAATCATCTGGAGCAAAGAAGGGTCTAGAGATACTCAACATGTACAAGATTCTGTACATGGCTTGGGGAGTTAGAACAGGAAAGTCAGCTACTTCTATGGAGGTAGCTAGGCTTTTCGGTGCGAAGAAGGTGCTGTTCTTGACTAAGAAGAAGGCTATATCATCCATCCAGTCTGACTATAATGACTTTGGTTTTAACAATTATTATGATATAACAATACTCAACAATGAGTCATTGCATAAGTTAGAGAACCCTAGTCAGTATGATCTAGTGATCATGGATGAGTCACATAGGCACGGATCGTTCCCTAAGCCATCGGCAGGAGCGAAGCTATTCAGACAGTTATTCAGCAGTAAGCCTATGATCTTCCTATCTGGAACTCCGTTCCCTGAGTCATTCTCTCAGGCCTATCATCAGCTGTGGGTGTCAGACTACTCCCCTTGGCGCAGGTACTCAACGTTCTATAAGTGGGCCAATGACTACGTCATAGCTTCACAGAAGAGGATCGGTGCGTTCATGTACAACGACTACTCTAAAGGAATAGAGAGTAAGATAATGGCTGACATATCACATCTGATGATCACGTATACACAACAGCAGGCAGGATTCTCATCCACCATTGATGAAGAGATCGTGCATGTGAATATGAAACCTCAGACGTATGCTATTATCAATCAGCTGTTCTCAGACAGAGTTGTAGAAGGAAAGGAAGAAGTGATACTCGCTGACACATCAGCTAAGCTTATGCAGAAGGTACACCAGCTATGCGGAGGAACGATTAAGTTTGAGTCAGGAGTGTCGATGGTTCTTGATACCACTAAGGCAGAGTACATCAGAGATAGGTTTAGTTCTGATAAGATAGGCATATTCTATGTGTTCAAAGAGGAGCTCGTCGCTCTTAAGTCTATATTCTTAGATGACTTGACTACAGATATTGATGAGTTCAATACAGGTAAGTTTAAGGCTATCGCCTTACAAACGGTTTCTGGGCGTGAGGGTATATCCTTAAAAAATGCAGACTACCTAGTGTTCTACAACATCATGCACAGTGCTGTGAGCTACTGGCAGGCGAGGGATCGTATGACTACCATCGATAGACTTAACAACAAGGTGTTCTGGATCTTCTCGGAGAATGGTATAGAGGACAAGATATACAAGGTCGTTAAGTCCAAGAAGAAGTACACACTGAACATATTTAAAAAAGACTACAAGGTTTGTGATTAACTTATTATTGGTGTACATTTGCTCAAATGCTTGAGTCAAAGATACAGTCAGCACTAATTAAAGACCTAGAGAGTAGAGGCTACTATGTCATAAAGCTATCGGTAACAAATAAGAACGGCATACCAGACATACTAGCCCTGCCTCCAGGGTGCAACGCTGAGTTCTACGAGGTAAAGCAGAAGGGCAAGCAACCAAAGCCAATACAAAAATTTAGGATGAATGAAATTAAGAAAGGAGGATTTGGAAAGACGTTTGTCCATGATGGAACAACAAGAGAAGCGTAGCTATTTAGCTTACTTGGATTTCAAGGATGGTATGTTGATAAGTGAGATATGCAGGAAACATGCATGCCACGTTGACTCAATATACCCACACTTCAAGAAGTTCATGGCTAATGAGACTACGAGAATAATACTAACTGTTAGCGGACATAAGTCAGAGCCATACTACAAGGAGGAATCTGAGATGCTTACTGATAGGGTTTATAATTACGAAGATTTAAGTGATAAAGAAAGATGGTTCTATGAGTGCAGACAGCCACTACAACAACAGTAACGGAAGCCTTTACAAGTTTGCTGAAGATCATGGGTTAAACGCCTACGAGTTTGATATATGCAAACGTATTGTAAGATGCCGAAAGAAAGGTCAGTTCATTGAAGACCTAGAGAAGACAAAGAGAGTAATTGATTTATATTTAAAAGAGCACAATGACAGAGGAAGGGATTAAGCTAACAATGATAACAGCAGTTGGACCAGTGCTAGCTGACTTTATCGATGACCTTATTGAAGAAGGTCTATTCAAGAACCACATCAAGTATAAGTTCCAGAACACTGCGGCACAGATCCGTAGCATCGACGAGTACTTCATGAAGGACGCAACGATTGAGGAGGGAGAGCAGCAGATCGCCCTACAGAGATTTTTCAGACAATGGGTAAATCACATACATGAGCAAAGCACTGTACATAACGGACATAGTGATAACAGTCAGGAGGAAGAGGGAGGTACTGAAAATACATAAGATCCTTCACCCTGTTATACTTACAGAGGATGGCCGCATACCACCAGAGGATCTAAACCAACAACTACGCATGATGGTTAAGGATAGAGTAAAGAAGTTTGATGAGTGGACTTACTCTTACGAAGTGCTTCGATATGTCTTCAGTAGTAAGTTATACGGAGATCGCTTGTAAACTAAAAAATAAAGACATACATTTGCGAAATGGATGTCAGACTAGTAACCTACGTTAACTCAGTTATGGACGAGTTCAACGAGCTCGGTTCAGACCTTTACGAGTCCATGATAGATATGGACAGAGAAGTAGTAAAAGACACAGCTATCAAGCTTAAGAAACTACTGAGCGACATACAACGATCCTACCATGAAGAATGAAATAGAAAAAGCTATAGAGATATACCTATCGAAAAAAATCTCTAAGACAAATACAGCTAAAGAAGTAGCTAAAGAGTTAGGCATACCATACGACAATGTATTTAGAAGAAGAATAGCTCGCAAG